GCGCAGCCGTGCCACGCGCCCCTGTACGTCACCCTTCCTCAGTGAGCAGATTTCTCCGGCGCGCATGGCAGTCTCGATCGCAAACAAAAAGGCGAGGGCGATTCGATGCTGCTTCATCGTCGGAACAATACTCTTGCGCTGGTCCCAGCCGAGTTGGAGGCAAATCGCATCAATCTCGGTGTCGCTGATCCGTCTATCCCGGTGCGGCGGAGACTGGGGGCGCTCAACGTCCTTCGTTGGACTCGTGGTGATCCAGCCCCATTCGCGGCGCGCGATGGTGAATACATGGGATAGGGTGTTGAGGTCACGGTTGACGGTCGAACCCTTGACGGTCTTCAAGCGCTCATCTCGCCATGCGGCTATATCGGCCGGCTTAATCTCGGACAACTTCTTGTCGGCGATGGATGCGCTTCTGAAGTAAGCGAGGCGCTTTGCTTCATTGGCGTGGCTACGCTTCTTCTTTGAAACTTCGATCTCGTACTTCTCCAGTGCGTCACGGACCGTCTTGCCCTTGCCGCTGGTGTCGCCATCAATGATCTGTATCCGCTGCTCCGCCTCCCATGCAAGAGCAGCGGCCTTGGTAGGGAACGTGCCCGATACCCGCTTGCCTTTGACCATGATGCGGTGTCGCCAGACAGTTCCTTCCTTCTTCGGCGCTGCCATTTTTGCCAATCTCCTTGGTAATTTTTGGCAAATGGTAGCAGAAATGAAGAGCAGAAAAGAGAAAGGCATCCGATCAATATCGATCGGATGCCTTAGAAATCAGATACTAAGCGATTTATTACGAAGTGCAGAGCTTGACACTAGTGCCCGGAGCCGGTAACGTTAATCTAGGATAATCAGTCACTTGGAACGCTGGTTGGCAAATCGTTGCCAGAAAATCCCAAGTGCTTTCGAGACGGTCATTTCGCGTTCATTGCCCGACAGGCATTATATCGCTCGACGACCTCGGCGTATCGTGACACGAGTCCTGCAGCGTCTGCGGCGATGCCGAGAAGATCCGCAGCAACCTCTGGCACAACGTCCGGTCCTGTTCCGTCAGTTGCAGGCGTGCCGGCAACGGATCCAGTTGCGGTCTGGGCGGCGGGTTGTACGGGATTGGCCGGGCAGCGCAGCCGGTCAGTGCCAGCGCGCACACGGCGCTGAGCATCAGCGAGATTCGTTGCATATTCCTGTTCCTTTCGTGTGGCTTCGGCGTCGCGTGCGGCGTCCTTGGCGCGCTGGTCCGATTCCAGTTTTCGGTATGCCGCGGCGTCGCGGTCGTGCTGGGCCTTGCCGGCTTCGACGGCAGCGTTGTAGCCGGCCTGATACCGCTCGTTGCCGTAGTGATGCAGGCCGAACCAGCCGGCCGCAGCCAGTGCCGCAGCGATCACCAGCCCGGTTAGGAAGCGATCGAGCGTGTCGATGCCGATCACGATGTCACCTCGGCTGGCATGAACAGCTTGGCTTCAGCCGCTCGACGACGTACAAGGCCGTCCAGAACCTGGCCGTCAGCACGCACCCAGCGCGCGAACTGTGCGGCGGCGCCGTGGTAGTCCCGCTTGTTCAGCAGGATCAGCAATGTCGATTCGGCCAACCGACGCATGCCCAGGTTGTACGTAAAACTTGTCAGAGCGTCGAACTGGCCTTGGGTGAGCGGCACCTTGACCAGCGAAGCCACCGCAGCCCCGGCGTCCTCGAGATCCTGCGTGAGCCATATGTCGGCCTGCTCCTGCGAGCATCGGTCCCCTAGCTTGACGTTGCGCGTGTGGCCTACGCCGATCGTGGGGATGCCTGCCGAATCGAGGTAGGCCTGCAGTCGGCAGCCCTCGAACTGCCGCACGAGTGCCCGGCACGCTCCGGACGGCTTCATGTCGGCCGTATTCATTGCGCAGCCTTTGCCGCCTTCGCAGCCACACGCGCACCGTGCACGATGTTGTAGACGACCAGCGCGAGGCCGACAGCGCGGAACACGTTCGCCGGCAGGTACGGCGCGAGGTCAGGCAGGTTGTCGTGTATGCCGGCCACGATCTGGTCAGCGAACGGGTACAGGGCCAGCAGGGTTGCGTTCAACCAGACGTTGAGCGATTTCCAAGCTGCGCGGATGTGATCGAGGATGCTCATGGGTACTCCTTTTTGTCCCGGGCGCGCTCACGCAAAGTCATCTCGAAGCGAATAATCTGAATGCCAAGGACGACGACTGCAGTAAGCAGGCCCACTATCAAGGCACAACGGGAAAGCCAGCCGTCAATGATGCCGAACTGTGTAGCGGCGCCAATACTGGATGTACTTGCCGCGACGAGAGTAGCCACCTTAGGGTTGCTCGCCGCCGCCTCGATCGCGGAGCGTACGTTTTCTGGTTCGTTCATGGTTTTGTCTTTCAAGGATTGCGTTCGCCGCCGAAACAATCAGGATGGCGAACCAAAGTGCTCCCAAGAGGATCAGCATGGCGGTCGGGAATTAGTAGGCGAAGCAGTTGGGCATACGTCAACGCCACCATGTACGTGTTGTAAATGACGGGCGGTGCGTATGCCATGTACAGCAACCAGCCGGCGAAGTTCCCGACGATCGACGCCAGCAGAAGCCGCTGCGAATCCACGCACAGCCGTCCTTTTAAGACGGCCGGCGCGACGTACAGCAAGAGAAGATCGACCATCGCGGCGCTCCCGTGATACAGCAGCATGTCCACCGGCGCATTCGGCAACAGCCGGGTCGCCCAGCCATGAGCGTAAGTCGTCAGCAGGATGAATGCTGCAGCTACAGCACGAGCGCGCCACGAGTTCATTTCGTCGTCTTCTTCGTCGGTGCGGTTTTGGTCGGCGACGTCTTCTGCTGCTCGGTCGGACGTTGTTTGCCGCCGCCCGTGCCGGTTGCCATGGTTTGACGTTTCATGTGTTTCCTTTCAGTGGTGGGTAAAGTGGTTAGCCGGTGACGGCGATGGAGGTAACGATTGCCTCCCAGTCGATCGTGCCGCCGGCGGCAAGGCCGGTGATCTGCAGCGAGACAACGCCAGCATTGGCCGTCGAGTCCGTCAGCACCCAGGTGGCGTTGAGCAGAGCATCGGACTCGTACGAGTAGATGCTGGTCGGTCCGGACAGCAGCGCCGTGTTGGTCGTATTGGTCCGCGCGTAGGTGACGAACTTGTACATGGCGGTTGCACCGCTGGCCCCTTGCTGCTTCGCCAATACGGTGGCTTCGAGGATGGCGCCGCAGTTGTTGTTCAGCGACTTGGCCCAGATATTCACTGGCGTTGCATTGGCCGTCGAAACCTTGCGAATCTTCGTAACGTTGGCCCCGGTCGGCTGTGCATCCTGGATGATCCCTGCCGTGCCGGAGATGAAGTTTTCTTCGCAGTACGTGCAGTCGACGCCGCCGCCACCGAGGATCAGGGCATAGCTGTACGTCGGCGTGTTCTGCGTGACTTTCGGCGCTATCAGCTTGTTGCGCGTGCCGGAGATGTTGAATGCCCCATACGAGCCGCTAGACCCTGTGCTGGCTCCGTTCACGAAGCAACTCGTGAGCGTGCAATTAAGCGTGCTGGACGTCAGCACGATGCCATCGTGGTTGATGTCGTGGCAGCCGCAGGCGGTCATGTTGATGTTCTCGACCGCGTTCAGGTAGAAGCCATTTGTGCCAGTACCGCCGTCCTTGGCCGTGCAGCCGATCAGATGCCAGTCGTAACCGCTCTGGATGTCGAAGCAGGCGCCGCCGTCCGTGCCGGCCGTGACGCAGTTCGACAGGACCGTGCCTTGGCCAACGCCGCGGATGATGAAGGCCGGGCCGTTGGAGTTGTCCGAGATGCAGCCACGAATGCGGCCCTCGATCACACTGAGGAAGTAGAACGTTCCTCCGCCAAAGCCGGACGACCAGACGTTGTCGACGACCGGCGTGCTGACACCGTTCATGTACAGGCCGTAACCACTGGTGTAGTTCCACGTCGGGCCGGCGATCGGCGCAATGAAGAAGTCCTTCAGCAGGTGATTATTCGTGCTGACACATTCGACAGCATTCCCGGTCGCCGCGTAGTAGAACAAGGCCGAGCCGATGCCATAGCCCACGATGTTCACGCTCAGTGGAACCGACAGCGTCGTGTCGTAGACATAGTAGCCGTACGTGAGCGACACGGTGCCGGTCAGACCGTTGATCGAGTACTGGTAGCCGGCGAAGGTGAGCGCAGCCTGGAGCGCGGGGGCATTGCGTGCTGCTGCCGCCGCACGATCCGAGAAGTCAGCGCCCACCGGTGGATGCAGACCGTCAGCGATCGCGCCCCACCATTCCGGGTAGATCAGATCATTGCGGACCGTGCCGACAACCTTGCCAGTACCGGTACACTGGAAGATCTGCTGCCGGCCGGCGAGCAGTTCGACATTGGTCATCGTGACCGTGACGCCGTTCGGGATGATCAGCTTCGCGCCGGCATGGAAGCGAAGTGCCGCACCCGTGGGGATCGTCAGATTCGACCCGATCAGATACGACCCCTTGGGGAAGTACAGTTCAAAGTTGGTGAAGTCCGACGTCAGGTTCGTCAGCATCGTGTTGATCGCGTTGCGATCGTCGGTGACACCATCGCCGACTGCCCCATAGTCCTTGGAGCCAAACGTATCGCGTTCTTTATCCTGAATGGGCCGCGCCACTGCGCCAGCACTTGCCTGGATAAATGTGACGCTACCAGCCGAACTGAAGATTGCTCTATCAAATGCAATCGATGTTGTGCCTGGCGTAATGGTGCCACTCGTACTTACACGCCATGCAGTGAAGGCATACGAACTGCCCTGCAGCACCGTAATCAAGGTCCCTTGCGTGACGTCTCGATAATCATCGAAATCTGTGGCGCGCGACCAACTACCGGTATCCACTACCCAGATGCCGTTATTGACATCGGCAGGAGAGACATTCCGAACGACACGGTCGCCTGTTACGCAACTCACCCCGTCGATCGTCTTTTCCCCGCTGAGCGTTGTAGCTGATGACGTGAGCATTGCCTTGCATGGCACCTTAATAGCCAGGCTGGAATTCAGGCCAAAGCGGCGGTCAACGGATGGCGATGTCATGGGTAACTCCGTGTAGAATCGGTTTCATGAAACGGGTGATTATCTTTCTTGCAATCAATGGGGCATTCGTCGGTGCGAATGCCATAGGCGCGCTGACGATGTATGCGCTCATCATGGCGTGGCGTAGATTCGCGCCGGATGACCCGATCGCGCTGCTTGTGATCGGCATACTTGGCATCGCGGTCGCCTTCGGCTTTCTGTGGGCGGTCATCGCATTGCCTCCTCGATTGCAGGCGCGCGCTCGGGCACGGTCTCGCCTGGCTGCCACCACCAGTCCTGTCGGTAATCGTGCAGGGACCGAGACCTGATAGAAGACAGGTATCCGGGGGAGACCATCTCCATCACGCGCTGCCAGACAAGGTGGTCAATGGCAGCCTTCGCATACCAGATGTTGTTACCCGGTATGAATCCCTTAAGGCTCTGGATCGACTGCGCGCCAAGATGCGTCTCTTTCCCTTCGGCCTTGGCCTTCAATGCGTTCAGCGGATGAACAAGCCCAAGCTCGAGCAGTGGTCCAATCGTCGGGCCGGCGAAAGTTTCGAGCGGGCCCGACCCCATGCGGGTCTCGTTGATCCCATTCAGGAAGTCGCCGTAGATGCCTAGTGCGCCACCCTGCATGAAGGCCGCGCCCCAGAACTTGTACCAGTCGTCTCCGCCCATGTGGCGCGGGTCCTTACCGCCAAGCATGTCCCGCACCTGGATGATCATCGCGCCGGCCAGCGTCGTGGACGCCAGCAGGTAGGACGTCATTGCCGCCTTGCCGACTGCGGTATCGGCATTAGCTACCAGATCCAGAGAGCGCTGGAAGGTCGCCCAAGGGAAGGATTTAAACTGCAGGAAGGAGCGCCATACTTCCCCTTTGAACGTGCCGCGTTGTGCGCCGGCATAGAACTGGGCCCGCTCGCGCCAGCCAGGGGAGACAATGGCAAAGTCAGACTCGGTGTTTACCGCACCCAGCAACTTGACGATTGCCGCGCGCCGGGCGGCTGCCGCAGCATCCGTATCATCCATCGCACCGATCACGCCAGCAGAGCGCAGCTTGTCGTCCGGGATACGTGCTATGGACTCCGGGGTGAGCACGGTCTTGTTACCCGAGATCTCCTCCATCTCGGCCAACTGCCACGTCTTCCAGTCCGCTTCGGTCACGCCCATGTGTCGCAGCGTGCGCACGTCTGACTGATCCAACTCAGCGAAGCTACGTCCGGCGCTTATCTCGTGGCCGATCGCATCCATCAGCGACAGTCCGAACGCACCCTTGCGCAATTCGTTGATGGCATTCATGCCAGTCAGGCGAAGAACAGCATTCGCAAACTTGCCGCTGGTCGTTTTGAATCCACCAGACCATCCGCCGCTTGCGCCCGGGCCCATGTCGTCATAGAACCTGTTTAAACCGTTGCGAACGTATTCGGCCATCAAGCCTTGGCGCATCAGTTGCCGACGATCTTCAGCGTTGGCCGGGTTGAGCAGCTTCAGTTCGTTCTGCCAGCGCTGCATCATCGGGATATCGTTCAGGTGAGACACTGCCTCGTAGGTCACCTTGTCGCCGAACATCGACGCCCAAAACGCTCCGCCCAGTTTGCCTGCACTATTCAGCGCCGCGATCCCATCGGCGACGTTCGACATTGTCTGGTTGGCCGTTGGCTTGATTCGTCCAGCAGCGTACTCATAAAGCGAGTCGCTTTTGAGTGCACGGCTCTTCATCTTTTCCGTCTGGGTTGGGTCAGCTGTCACCGTGTCCTGAAGCGCCCGGTCGCGCAGCGTCTGGTAGGTGAGGTCAGGATTCGGACCAAACTTCTCGATGAATGCGGTGTCCTTGGCTATACGGTCAAGGTGATGGTCGAGGATCTCCACCAGTGAGCGGTCGCCAAATGTCTCCCAGTAGCGCAGAACAGAATCGGCATCCTTGAAGTGGATCTGGCGCGACTCCGCGTTGCGGTTAGCACGCTTGCCGACACCCTGTGACGTGCCGGGCTTCAGGTTGGCGATCCCATTGGTGGCGATCGTGTCCCACGCTTTGCCGAGGAACGCGCGCATTTCATCATCGCTCCAGCCGCGACCAAGATCATCGACGTAGCGCGAGCGATCCAGCATCGGCAGCACCTGATCGATCCACGTATCACGACCAGCAGCAGCTACACGCTCCTGGCTGTGATGCTGCGGCATACCCCAGTCGTCCAGCTTGCCGACGTCACCACCGGCCGCATTGAATGCCTGGCGGGCTTCTTCGGCTGCCTCGTGGTATGCGCGCGCACCCTTGGCGGCGACAGCATCGCCGGTATGCTCGCCGCGCAACTCACGGACAAGCGTGATCTGCTTTTCGCGATCCTGGAAGAAGCCAAGCCAGTCATTGCCGAGCGCATCCCATGTCGCGGCAATGCGGCGCTTGAGGTCCGCACGGACACCGCTTGCACGCTGCTCGACGCTCTCGATGTTCATCCGGCCGGAATAGTCCCGAGCCAGCAGGCCGTCGATCGCGTCGAATGGCTTGATACCGGCAGCGCGCATCTGCTGCACGTCGGCTTCTCGCGCACCCATCTTCGTGATTTGCAGGTAGGCCTGACGCTCGCGCACCGCGGCTTCATGAAGCAGTTCATCGGCGGCGCGCTTGGCTACGGCCTGTATCATCTGGTCCTGCGACATGCCAACGCCAAGGTCTTTGCCGAGCTTGTTCCCCAAGCCTACGTCATCCGGTTGCGCACGCCCAGCCTTGATGTCCAGCGCTGCCTTGTGGATGCGCTCGAAGATGGCGGAAACTTCGTCATCCGAAAGAGCACGCCCAGCAGCTTGGGCAAGGCGGGCAATGCAATCGGTCCATGCCATCGTGTTTTCTCCTATGTCGACCCGATGCCGCAGTTGATCAATGCCGTCTGAAGTGCGGCAATCTTGGTATCCGTGGACAGGGCGCCCAGACTGAACTTAGGCTGAGGCGATGCACCGTTACAGCCGAACCCACTGGACACGGCAACGCTCACACCTTGGTAGGTCTTGTTGGTCAACGTGTCGGTCGTATCGCGTCCAACGAGCGTGTCGGTAGCATCCGGCAGTGTCAGCGTGCGCGCGGCGGTGGGAGTCCATTGAAGCTGGCCGGTGTTCGTATTAACGAATGCCAGCGTCTTTGCGCCCGCGGTTCCATCACCGATGTTGAATGTGTTCTGGTTCGTACCCAGGTCGACGCCATGCAAGTCGATACCTGGCAGGATGAACAGTGACCCATTGGATGCGGCAGTTAGAACGATTGCTACCAGTTGGCTCAGGTTCGGATGCGCTGGCTGAGTCGAGGTCAGGGCGCCGGCCGTGGCGGCGCTAACATAGAGCTTGGCACCAGCAGAAAAGGCACTCGTGTCAACGTTCGACATCTCCCCAACAAACTTGGCGGTTCCAAGTTGGTTGTTCGCCACGCTGGTCGTGAGGATGCCTACTGCAGGCATAGTGCCAGCCGCATTGGCACGCGCTTTGGCAACGGATGGAACACTGGACACGATGCCTAACGCGTACACCGCCGTCCCGGCGTTAAGCGTCGAGCCCGTCGCGTTCAGCACCGTTATCGAGGTCGTGTCATCGGACTGCGTATTGATCAGCTTGAGCAGCCCCCGGTAGCCGGCCGTATTGAGGATTGAGGCGGGATTACTCATCACATCTTCCCGATCATGCAGGTGGCCGCCACCTCAAACAGACTGGATTGTTCGCGTGCGAGAGCAACATCGGCCAAAGTGTCATGCAGGTACTGGCTGACAGTGGTGGAGATCGGCGTTCCATCCGGATTGCGGCCGGTAGTGATCACGGCATCCGGCCGTGCGGTGACGATCCGCTGCGCTTCCTGCGCGAGCAGATCAGGTTGGGCCGAAGCACCAGCCGGCTTGGCTTCGCCGGGAGGAGGGGAGGGCGGCGCCGCTGGCACCGGCTGGGCTTCGGTTGGTGCGCCCGCGTGTTGAGCGGACGGCTGTTCTCTGCTGCCCATTTCGGACAGTGCGTTCTTGACGATCTCGCTGATCGGCGATGGCCTGAAGCTGCGCTGTGTAGAGCCCAGGATTTCATCGAAGGCCGCTTGCAGGCGTTCTGGGATCCTGCCTTTGGAAAGCGCATCAAGATCCTGACGTGCCAGTTCCGCACGCCCGGCAGTTTCCAACTGCGTGGACTGCCGTTCATGCATGGCTTGCAGGTCCGCCAGTTGGTTATCCAGTTCCTTTGCCGCACGATCACGTGCGGCTTTGAACTTCATCCCGGAATCCTGAAACTGTCTGGTCAGGTCTTGCAGCGATGCGTCCCGGTTCTGGGTAACGTTGGTGATGCGTTGTTCGAGATCGGCTACCGATGCCTTAAGGCTGCTGATCTGTTCGACGTCGCCAGCACCCGCCTGCGAAATCAGGTCAGGCTCGACGTTCGATGCCAGACGATCGCGCGCCAGTGTCATCATTTCAGCTTCGGTTGGCGCGATCCGTGGCAGGCCGAGCGTATTGGCGTAGTCGTTGCCTTCCCTGCGCAGCGCTTCTGCACGCGTGAACATATCGGCCACACGCGTCTCGTCGGGCGTGGTACGCGGGAACGGCAGGTTGGACAACTCGACCGGTTCATCCCGAAGGATCTGATCGAGCGCCGTGCGCATGCGCGTGACGTGCGCGTCGATAGCCTGTGGGGTATCGAGATGGCCGGGCGCCGAGTCCACGTTTATGTGCTGGCCAAGACGGAGCGTCGCAATCGCATCGCGGTCGGATGCGCGCATGCCCTGTGCCCATTCGCCGATGGTCTTCCATGCCTGCGCTCCTTGCGCCCGCTGCGCTGGGTTCAGGTGCGCCATGGTGCCAAAGGCTGCGCCCATCAGGGTATCGAGCGTGAGCGAAGTTGGATCGAATGCCCGGAACTGCTCTGCCGCGGGCGTTCCTTCAAGGATTGCCCCAGTCGCCCCACGCGAGGCCGCACCCAGCGCGGTATTACCAAGCGCCCCGCCCACAGCGATACGTTGCCAGCCGGTCGAGCCGAGGATGGGCATCCACATGCCAAGGCCGGCAGTTGCGCCCTGTACCATGCCGGCGCCTACAGCTTGATCGGCGGATGCTCCATTCTTGACCGCATCCTCAGCAGTACCAAATCCAGCACCCAGAACGGCCAGTTCCGGAGAGGCAAGGGCGATACCAAGATTACCGAGCAACTGCCCCGCCACCTGACCGGCCGCGCCAACATCAGAAGGGCGAGGAGTCCAGTAGTCCACCGCGCTGTTGAAGAAATCGTCGTGCTCCTTGAAGTAGCGTTCCTGCGCTACTGTCCCACCAGTGAAGGCATCCTGAATGATCGGCCCAACTGCGCCAGCCATGTCGACAGCACGTCCGACACTGGCCAGACTACGCATTGCATAGGCACCAGTCCCTGACGCGAAGCCTTGGAACGTGGACGGCGCCGGTACTTTCACCGGCGGCAGATTCGATAGGCGGTTGACCGCCTCATTCTGGAAGAGGTCGAGGCTCATTCGTGTCCGGGCCTGATGTTCATCAGAGCGTTGAAGTTGGCAGGAGGCTTCTTGGCAACTGCCGGAAGCGGTTTGTTGAAGTCGATCGTCACCGGCTGGTTGCTCTTATCGACCATGACACCATCGCCAGCCTTGAGCAGGTAGCGACCATCGCCGATCGGTAACAGCGGCATGTCGCCCAACTGGCCGGCAGTCACGCCATCAGCGAGTGCCCCGCTACTCGCAACCTGCTGCAGTCGCGTGTCGAGTTGATTGCGGAAATCGCGGTATGGCATCCCCCACGGCAGAACGACGGAATGGCCGTTGTGGCGTTCGACACCGCCAGTGGCGAGCTTGATTGCACTCTTCCATGCATCGGAATTCAGGATCCCTGAGTTGTCACCTTTGTCCGATACCTTCGCAGCGTAGATCGCCTGTGCAGTCTGGTACGCAGCATTCTGCGCGGCCGGCATCCCCGCAAAGGCGTCGCCAACCGCACTGGTGAATAAGGTGCTCATGGTCTTTTCATCACTCCCCTTCGGCATCGGCCACAACTTCCCGCCTTCCTTGCCATCGGCAGACTGTGGGTGCAGGATGGACTGTCCACGCAGGATCAGGTCTGCAACGTTCGATTGCGGCCCACCAGTCGGATCGGTGTAGCCGCGTCCAGCGAACACGCCGGCGGTTGCCGTTACTGGATCATTCGGGGCGAGTTGGGCCATCATCGCCTTGTAGCCGTCGAAGTCCTGCCCGGAAGCCTTGGATAGAGTGGCGAACACTTGACGTTTTGCTTGCGGACTGGCGTTTGTAAGTGCGCTGGACAGGGACGCCGTTTCCTCGGTCGTTAGAGGTTTGGCTGGAGTGCCATATTTGCTGGACATCGTGCGAGCCAGGCCGAATCGCGCGGACAATTGCGGGCCCAGTTGCGATGGATCCGAAAAGTTCAACGGCTGCGCCGCAGGGTCGTTCCCGCTTACGAAGCCCTGCCGTACAGCGAAGGTAGTAGGGTCGGCGTAGGCCTCATCCTTTTGGTGGTCGTGGATCTGCTTCAGCTTGGACACCAGTGTCACGTCGTACTTGCCAGGATCCTTGCGCACCGCCGCATCCATCTGACTCAGATAGGCTTCCTGCTGGCGGAAATCCATGTTGCGGAACTGCCGTGTCGCGTTCGATGTCTGAACAAGTTGGCTGACGGCCGGCCCCAGCGCTGTACCTTTGGTGGCGGTGACGAGCGGCTCCAGCTGTTCTGGCGGCAGGTCGTATCCCTTCTCAACCATCGCAGTCGCTACGTTGATCTGCTGCCCAATCATGCGCTCGCGACGATCCTGTTCGCGCGCTGCACGGTTATCCAAGACCTCCGACCGGTTCTGGATGCGGCCAATCAGGATGTTCCTGCGATCCTCGTCAAGCGTCTTGTCAGCATTCACCTGCTTCAGCAGCCCATTGAGTGCCTGCGGGCTGTCCATACCTTGCAGGTAGGCTGACTGATATCCATCGAAAAGCTGCTTTTGTGCGGCGTCGCCGACTTCCCGCTCCAGCAGTTTGGCAGTCTTGGTGTCAACCTGATCGCGGTTGGCGTCGAACCACGCCTTGGCATAGTCGTACTGCTTGCTGGCCAGCGCCTGCTGGATCACAGCCGCATGTACTTTCGACTGCTCCTGTAGAAGTAGTTCGCTCTTTGCCTCATCTGGCAGCCCAACGCGAGACGCCTGGTCATTGACCGCGGCACCGATGCGTGCCAGCGATGCCTGGACCTCCGCCGGTGAATCCCACTTTGCCGAGGCCGCGCGCAGCTCTGTGCCAACGGTACCTTCGTAGACCTGACCCTGATATACCCCGTTTTCCTTGTACAGGTGCTGCAGTAGATCCTGAGTAAATTGGGACTGCGCTACGTTGGCGCGCGCCTTGAACATGTCGCGCTGCTGGTCGTTATCGAGCGAGTCGGCAAGCTGCTTTTGCAAGTCACCGAAGCGGTCCGTGTAGTTCTTCAATAGCGGCTGCTTGACAGCGTCTGCGCCACGGATGTTTTGAAAGCCGTTATCCTGCCCGATGGTCAGGTCAATTTGCCCATTGCGCAGTTGGTTGAACGCGTCTTCCACCTTCGCAGTGTTGATGCGTGCATGCTCCTTCAGGATTTCCTGCTGCAGCATGTCTCCAGCGTTTGCCAGCGACTGACCGAAGTTGACTAAGCCTTGATTGTTTGGCTGGTAGCTTGCTACCGACGTCGCGGCAGTCGGTACTGGTGCAGCGCCAAGGGTGTCGGGGATGCGTGGCATAGTCAGAATAGGACGTTCTGGACAGAGTTACTGGATCCGCCACCACTACCAGCTAAAGATGGACGATGGTCAGCGGCATATTTCGAGTACATCGAACTGGAACCAGATACCAGCGTGGAGGCTGCGGCCCACTTTGCATTGGATGCAGCTACTTCGCCTTGGTATCGTGTAGCGGCAGCCTGATCATTCAGTTGACGTGCCCTTTCCTGACCTTGGTATAAGTCCACCATACTGCGGTAGGTTCCTTCACCATTAAGTCTGGAGAGAATGCCAACAATGGTTGGATCGGACGCGCCGCCTCCAGAAGCTGCAGCAACTGCCAGCGCACGAGATTGCGCCAGCCTCGCCTGCTGCTCATCCGACAGCGCCGCGCGCTGTGACGACGCAATCTGCTGGCCGGCATTCTGTTCAAGTTGCGCAGCCTCGTAGTCTGCTGCTGCCTGCGCTTGCCTGCCCTGACGGATTTGTCCGCCGGCCGACATGACCGTTCCGGCAGCCGTCAGTGCCATCGAAGCGCTTACTGGATCTGCCATCGATATACCTCGCCATGAATGCGTTGAAATCCTAAGTACTCAAGAAATCTGCGTGCCTGTGGAATGCTGGTATCGCACAGGGCGAATGCTTCCCCACGTAGCCAGCCCATCACGCGGCGTGATGCCAGTAGCACCACACGCGGATGACGGCGTAATTCATCAGTCAGTTTCGCGAATGCGACCGTGCGACCTTCATCGTCATAGATGCCGCCGATACCAAGTACCTGCTCTCCATCCATGACGGCGATCGCTCTCACGGTGCGCCCCAATGAACGACCGAAAAGCGCCCGGATGTGATCGGCAGTGGCGGGCACGAGTTCGATCAATTGTGAATCTCCAGATCAACGGCCACGCCCAGCATAGTGACCGGACGCGGTGCAGCTGCCTGAAGGCATAGGCGCAGGTCGGTTACCCAGGTGGATGGGAATTCAACCTCTTGCTCATCGTAGGTGTCGCGTACCGTCGCACTGTCTACAGTCGTTCCCTGCTCAATCTCCGGGAGATCGTTCAGGTTGTCGAAATCAGGGCCAAAACGCACACCTTTGGCATGAACCCAAGCCATTACGAAGCCGAGGTGGCTCATGCGCTTTTGCTGTGCCAGAACGGTTTGCACCATGCCATCCTGAGATCCGAGTTTCGCGCTCTTCCACTGCGCGCTATACGGCAGGCCAATCACCACGTTCGATGCCTGCACGTCCAGCGTGACGGCCCCTCCAGATACGCTATAGCGCTGCGTCCATGTGGTCTGGCTATCATCGGTACCGATATCGGCACCGTCAACCCACACAACGACTTCCTCACCCTCAAGGTGGTCGAGCCCACTGATCGTGGAGGTGGTGGCGCCGGAATAGGTGATGAAGGCATCGGCCTGCTTATTCAGTACATCGCCACGGCACTCAACCTCTAGTGCCCATTTTTCGAGGTAGCGCACCGTGATCCCGTTGATCGTGCGGCGCACCACGTAATAGACGCGGTCCTCAGTACTGCCAGCCAGACCCGGAAGTACAAGTACGTCTTCGATCGCGCCCTGTGTCTCGATATCGAACCAGGCAAGTACATCTTCGGTCTTATCGAAGATACCCAGCATCGCGGTGCCGTCACTGCGCACAGCGTGGATCCGCGTGTCTGGCTGACGCTGTACGCCGATGCGTACGATGCCAGGCGATCCCATCTCTGGAACAAGTTCGGTCAGTTGATTCGACGTGTAGTCATAAGAGTTTCCGTCGAATGCCATCTCATAAACCTTGATACCGCCGCGCTGCACGTAGATTCCACGTTGGTCGACTTTTACAGGCGGCACCGCTCCAGAGCCTTGGGTAGAAGCGGTCTTGATGTTGAAGTTGGTAGGGGTAAGCGGCTCATCCAGAGACGACGATCGGAGCGAAAATTCGGCGCCTTGGCCGCCGATGATCAAGCGCTGTAACGACATCGCCCAATTGATCGTATCAACCGGACCAGATCCGATCGAGCGGTTGAGCGGGCCCGCATCGCCCTCGAAATTCGGGTCAAAGCTGTCGTAGGCGTCCGATATAGAACCCCAGATCTTGCCCTTGCCAAACCACCAAAGGCGTCCCTCATGAAGAGCGACAGCCGTTGGCCAGCCGCGATAGTCTGACCATTCACCCTCGGACCAAACGTCGGTGGCAGCAGTGCCACCAAGGTCCGTCAGCACTTCTGCCGAGACTAAGGTGGCACTCGTATAGTCTGTGATACGTGCGATACCGGTAATGCTCCCAATCTGCACGCTCAGTGAGATATCAACCTGACCGGAAGTGAACCCACCGGTCTTCACGCCGACACGGTAGTAGGCAATCTGATTGTCTAGTCCATCGGTGTAGACTTCGGTCGTGTTAGCCGTCCAGCTTTCTCCACCCACGTCTTCCCATGGGCCGGCATCCGATTCCAGGGAGCGCTGCAGTACTACGGTGGCGACGAAAGTATTCGACAGGACAATCGTAAATCCACGGTCCGTACCAACTCCAGTGATGCGCACCGGATTACTGAACGTGTTCTCTGCCGTTACACTCTTTGCGACCTCCTGACCATCCGAGGTGATCGAGAACAGGGCTCCGACATGGCCGCTTCGGAATAGGCTGGTTGATGCGGTCAGCGTGATATTCCCGCTGATGTCGCTGGGAGTAAGCGTGATCGGGCCGGTATTCTCGATCCTGAATGGGCCATCCTCTGCCAGGTAAAGCACGATCGACCACGAGCGTGTTGCGCGTCGTTCGATACGGCGCTGCTGTAGACCCGCACATGCAATGAACACCACATCAGCAGACTGATCTGGACGGATGTTGGTCAGATCGTCTTCGCTCCAAGGCGTTGGAAGAACCATCGCCCCAGCGCTCTCAATCGTGCACGAATCAACCAACACCAGTCGATTGGCACGGCTGGACAATCTGATATTGAAATTCCCAGTCGGTGTGAATGCCAGAGAGTGTACGCCAGTGGCTAGGGTCGTCTCGCTGACATAGTTATCTGTGCCGGCTGATGAACCCACCTGCAGCGTGACTGGACCTCGGTTGATCACGATGCGCAGAGCGTGCTCGATGTTCGCATTTGCTCCCACGGTTACGGACTGATCGCGAATTGCAGCAGCGGTACCATTCCCGGTTAGTCCCATGTAGCCGCCGGTCACCCATGCGGACGTGGCGCCGGATTCGTCGTTGTCGGTCCATCCGGTCAGGTTCGTAGCGAACGTGCCATTGGTGATAGTCGTGGTAACAGCCGGTCGCACAATCGGGGTTTCGTTCACTAGCACTCGCATCGAACTGTCGGTCAGTTCCAAGATCGCGGTGTCGGTGGTCGAGAACACAAAATCAAGCAAGCGCACGGTGGCGTTGTTATAGATCCCAGTTAGGTACTGCAGACCCGGGCGCAGTGACATAGGCCCAAGCACACGCGGGATCCAGTTCGTCATCGTCTCGGCCGACAATGCAACCCGCTTCTGATCCACACGGCCAAGAGCCAACGGCGATACGCGACCGCGGTTGAATGCGAAGATGGCCGGGATTTGACGCATCAGGTCACCCGATCAGGTTGCCGTTGTTGTTGCCGCCATCATTGCGGCCCATCCAACGGGTGCGCGACCTCGACCATGAACCTTGAGCCGGGAACGAAGTTGGCTCGGCCATTGCGCATTTGTTCTTCGCCAGATCCAGCGTCTTCTGGCGCATGATCATCGCCTTTTGCAGGCGCTGCTCATCGTTGGTGATCTTTAGAACCACCTTGGCGGCAAAGTGCGCGGCCACGAATTCAGTGAACGAGCGCGGCCATTTGGCCAGATCGAGTCCGTAATCGGGATCACTGGAGACGTACTTGATGTATAGCGTGTCGATGTCGGCATACCAGTACCCGGCCTCGTCGGAATAACGAGTCACAGGAACGCGGAAGAACTCATCGGAGCAGACGGCCGACGTCAGCACCCAGTCGTCCGGCTTGTCGAATGCACGATTGAAGCCGAATGGCTGGCCGAAATCGGGATCGTAGTCGATCTGGATGGTGCGCATCGCGAAGAACCATTGTCCTTCCTCGAGACAGGCCAGCACGCCATCGTTGTTCCACACCTGGTCAAGTAGGTAGCGTGGCTCACGGTTTTCCGTAAGCGACGATAGCGCGCGCTCTCCAGCGATCAGGAGAGCGTCGTTGTAGATCGAGAGCCGCGAGGCAGTCATTACATCGCCTTGCGCTGGTTGAGCAGCCAGTCGTTTGCGACAGCTTTGGTGTCGCAGCCGGTCTTGATCAGCTCATCGTCGGACAGCCGCTTGACGCACCACTTCTTCTGCGGACCCTTCCATTCGACTTCGTATTCGCCGTCCTTGACGGCCTCGGTCGCGTCGAGCTTGTACACGTTCAGCACCTGAACATGCGCGTAATTGCGATCGGCCTGCTTGACGATCACTTCGGCCAGCCAACTGCCATCGTCGGCGCGCACTTCAATGCGGTCGAATGGCTTGAGCTGGAACGACATAAGCGCCCAGAACGCTGGATTTTTCAGGTCGTCCGGCGTCACGCCCTCTGGAGCATTTGCCACCCAGTCCTGACGCTCGTACTCCGCCAGATGCATATGGCTCGGCTGGATCATGATGTTGCGCTTGACCTCTACGATCTTGACTGCTGCTTCGCTCATACTTCCCTCTCCTCACATGAAAAAATGGCGGGGACCAGCCCCGCCTTGCGTGGCACGCTGCTCGATCAGTTGAACGTCGACGTCATCGACGCACCGGTCGAAGCGATGCCGCAGCCGTTAGTGCTGACGGTGCCGATTTGGCCGATGCCAACATAGCCAGACGAGCCAGTCGAACCGGTAAAGATGATTGCGTCACCCGCTTTCATGCCGATGTAGTAGCCGTCGGTGAAGAACGTCGAACTCTGCAACTCGGTTGTGCCGTTGGTCGAGTTGTAGAACCACAGACCGGAACCATTGCCGATCGTCGACGAGGTGTTCAGACCGCCCCCGATGCCGCGTGCGATCTGGATCGGAGGGTTGGCAACAGAGGATGCTGCCGTTGTGCCGCTATAGGCCATAATCAGTTCTCCCTTTAAGCGTAGGCCGAGCCATCAGCGGTGATGACGACGACGCCGGTGTTTTGCAGAAGCTTCGCGCCCATGAAGGCCGAGGCGCGTGCCCACGAATAGTCCTGCTCCTGGTCGTATCCAACCGGGCTTTGCAGGCCGGCGGTATCCATGGCATGGCCGATGGACGACTTGTGGTACAGGAACGACTTCTCGCTGGAGGTGCCCTTGCCCGGCAGGTTCGGGTGCTCCATGATCAGGCAGTTGCGCCAGCGGTAGGCCATTGGCTTGTCCTTCCACGACGCGGTTTCACCGGCGTACGGGCGCATGTCGACGTACTGCGCGTTGGCGAATTCCGGCGCCTGTTCGAGGTAGGCGATGAACGACGGCTGGCAGAGCAGGGTGACATTCGAGTCCCACGGCACCGACGCGTTGGACAGCTTGACGCGGCCATTCTGGAACAGCGACACGCTCGGGAGCGTGCTGGACGAGCCGATGGCGACGCTGCCGGTGTTCAGTTCGTTGATGATCGTCTCGTCGATCTTGCGGTTCAGGACGGCCATCGTGGTCATCTGCATGATCGCGCGCTGGTTGCCCTGCGATGCGAACACGTTGAAGCCGGTCTTGCGAACCAGATCGTGCCACTCTTGCAGCGTGGCAGTGTTCTGGGTCATGTTGTCGGAACGCGCCGGGATTCGGCCGTTCGTGCCGCGGGTGACGGCAGATGCCGAGCCGGAACCAGCCACGAGGAACACGGCCTGTTGGCCCTTGATCACGGCTTCGGTGGTAACGGTCTCGCGCAGCAGGGACTGGTGTTGCTCGAACGCCTGGATGAACTCCTGGCGGTACTGGATTTGAAAGGCTGTGTCAGCCATGTTGGTCTCTCCTATACGATGTCAAGTTGCCCATCGCTTCGGGGTATCCGTCATGCTGATTCCGGGGTGGCCCTTACGGGAGCCGTCGTCAGCCCTTTTCGGGGCCGAGCTGTTGGTCTGGTTGGATGGACCAGCCGGCCCATCCGCTGTTACTCAGACGCATTCTAGAAAAATGCCTAGGAAAAATCTTGCCTCTCAGACTTCAGTCAAGCTGCGGTACGCTCCTTCAGCTTTTCGCGTGCTGCCAGCAGTTCGCGATATTCCGCCTGAAGCTTTTCATCCTTGTTGTAAGCGGTACGATCCTTGCGCATTTGCGTCTCGATCTCGCCGATGCGACCCTCCACAGACTTCATCGGATCAGCAGTACCGTTTGGCACCAGGGTGCCGGCCGGATTGACTTCCAGCGCGATCGAGGCCAGCGCGCGAATCACTTGCGGATGGTTCAGGATTGCCGTTCCATCAGCGAGCCGGCCGCCCTTGAACAGGTCGCGCACATCCTCGGGGAAGCGGGTCAAGAGCCCGTCGACCATGTTGATGTTGCGACGGAAGTTGCCGCCCCATTCGGAATTCAGAGCGTCGAGTGCGGTTTGCCGCTGCTGTTCGTCTCGACTTGCACGCTCATCCGCGAGGCGCTTCTGCTCTTCGTAGTACCAGCCGATGGCGCCCTTGGCCTGCTCGGGCGTCATATTGCGTTCGTGGGCGGCCTTTAGAAAGCCATCGATGATCGGCTTGTCGTCATCACCGATAACAAGACCATCATCGAACTTCAGGTCGTACTTGTCCGGCGCATCAGGAATGCCGTTCTCCTTACGCCATGCGGAAAGCTCCTCAGGCTTCGGATCCTTCGGCAGCGCCGATTTCAGTTCGCCTGAACTGATGCGGTTCTGCGCAGCGATCAGCGCTTCGGCCATGGCCTCGGGAGAGGCATAGCGCTGGAACCTTGCCGCAAGTTTGCTGTCGCCCTTTGCGAGGCGCGACTGCCAGTCATCTGGCCACGTCGATTTGCCCGGGTCCCCATTCCCTGCCGGCGTGAGAGCCGGGGCTGGTGCAGGTGCCGGCGCAGGGTCGCCACCTGTTGGTGTAGGAGCAGGTGCTGGTGTGGGATTTGACACAGAAGCGGCCGGCGCCGGATCACCACCACCAGCGCTGCCACCATCGCCATTCGCCTGCTCACGCAACACAAACCTCAACCACTTTTTATGCATTTCCCTTCCTCCCTATCAGTGACGAGACGTTGAGTTTCGTCAGTTTCACGATCTGATTGCCGACAAAGCGGCGCCCCTCTGAAAAATCGGTGTTCCTGCGGCCATCCTCGCCACCGGGCCAGAAACTCTGGTCATAGGTACCAGCAGCCTGCTCAACGATCCAGCGCAGCGCGCGCTGTTGTTGGTCAGATGTGGCGTCGCCACGTACGAGTGCCTGAATAGCCTGTACATCGATGACGTCGTAACCGGCCGGAGTCCACGGCCCTGTAGGCTTTTTGTCTGCGCTCATGCGGCCATTCCTACTGGCGAGAACGAATCACGTGAGGCAGTGTTACCCTGTGCCTCAGCGACATCCTTGGATGCGCCGGCGAAGTTGGCAGCTGCGTTTGATCCCTGCTCGAGCGATGCAAGCATTTGCTGTTGCTGCTGTTGCTGCGCACGTTGCTGCGTCATTGCCTGAACCTCCTGCTCATCACGTAGCCACAGCGCCGGCACGCCAACACCCGCAAGGGCATCGCGTAGCGCCGTCTTGGCGTCGAGGATGAATCCGGTATCCTGATCGAGCGCGAGCGCGCTGGAGAGCAATCCTTGGGCCTCTTGCCACTTCTGGCCCTTTTGCTGCTCGATCGCATCGTGCAAGGGCGACTCGAAACGGAAATCGATCTCCACGCCGCGGAGCTTCTTGGGCCAATCAAGCGGGCTGCCAAACGCGCCATTACGCTGCATCAGATGAAACGTCTCCTCGCACAGCGCGGCGTTGTACTCGTGCTCCATTGGCTCGAAGATCGGCAGGGCATTACGGATGTATTCCTGTACGCGTTGGCCGACCTCATACGCGGTCATCTCGGGAGCACGTTCCGGTAGCGTCAGGGCGTCCAGATAGAACGCCTTGTGCAGCATCGAGCGTGTATCGGCCGTCATCTGCACGCCAAAGTTAAAGCCCCGAAAATCCTGATTGAGTGGGCGGATAGCCTCACCAAGACGTTCGTCGTACTCCTTGTCCACCCATGTGATGCCGCCAGCGAACACTGCTACATCGGAGCGCACCGCGTCCTTGGTTGCCAAGAGCGGTGGATTGGCCGCCTTCTCGCCCACCTCAAGCAACGTGAATGTCATCGCCTGGATCAGGCGCGCATCCGGCAAGGCAGCGATCACCGCTGGCGAATACGAGTACTGGGAGCCGAATATGGCCGAGGAAACCGTCTGCCAGCGTGGGATCACGTAGTGTTTGCCCCAGATCGGATTAGCCTCGATCATGCGCGCATTGTCCACGTCCCACCAGATAGACCAGCGCGGCCGGCCGTTGGCATTGTCGTCGTACATCTCCGCCTCGACGACCATATGCAGCAGGTTCACATCGCTGAAAGGTGCATTCGCGAGTAGCTTCTGCTGCTTCTCGTCCAGCCTGTCCTTGCCGAAGGTTGCGGCCATCACCTGCACCGAGGTTTTCCACTTGCGCGCGACGAAGCCGAGATCTCCCTCGGCATTCTCTTGCCACGCCATGTCCCGGATATGCCAGCAGCGGTACAACAGGCCATCCGCCTTACGGTTAAGTTCCACCGAAATGCAGGTCTGGCCGAAGGCCGCGAAGTCGTGATCGCCCTCCTTGGTGGCCCGGGTGAATTTCGAACCACGGTCATACATCGCGCGCCGCATCGTGTTCTCGAACCATTCGAGGTACTCACGCACCGTGTTGTCGGTCTCGTCGCGCTCAGTGAACTTGCGTGCAGCGTGGAACCACGGGCGCGCAGTAGGGCGCAACATCGTGCCGAACTGGTCGCCAAGATCACGCCGGCAGGTCACCGGGTAGGACGTCATCAGGTTTGCGGCAAAGTCAGTGCCAAGAGGGCGCTTCGCCGTAAAGTCAGCACGCTCCGGATAGAAGTTCTCCGCAATCTCTTGGTGTAACGAGTTCAGCGGTGACTTCTTGCCAAACAGGTCTTCAGCCAGCTCGGCCAGTTCCTTGGCATGCATATCAGCCCCCCAGCTTTTCGCCAGGCGACTGATTACCTGTCAGGATCGTCGAGGCGCGGCCACGCCGTGCCATCTGGGCGGTGATCGAGCGACGTTGCGCCTGCTGCACCGCTTGGTCGTCTGGGGTCGGCATGACATTGGGTTTTGTCGGTGTTGGTGCGCTAGAGCTGTCCGACATAAGTCCAGACATGACACTGGGTATCACGCCGAAAAGAGCGCCGGTAACCATCTTCAATGGATCTGCCATCATTTTCTCCTTGTTGCAGTTAATGGAACCCTGCCTCCTGACACCATGCTGGGCATTCCATGGCGCTCCCGGGTAGTGATCCATTCGAGCGCGTGCGTGGTTTCGCGCGGGCCGTGGAACCAACTCATAACTACGGCATCAGCCTCATCTGGCGAGAAGCCGAGCTTGGCCTTGACACCGCCATTGACCTTGCCCTTGTCGTCATACTTCACCTTCGGCTCTACCTTGATGCCTTGTGGCGTCACCTCGAATGAGGGCGCCGTCAGGCCCGCCAGTAAGCGCTGATCTGGAGGGATCGCAATCTTCGAGCCGCCCGGCTGGCTTGGGTCGAGCGCCTCGCGGAACTGCCAATAGGCGGCGCTGCGTGTGTTCGTAAACTTCAGCCCGCCTTCACGTGATTTCCGGGTGGTGCCCTCGGCGCCTTTGTAGCCAATGGCCTCGATCTCGTTGGCGTGCAGATGCTCATACAGTGGACCACCATAGCCACCGCCCATGTCAACCACCACCACAGCACCATCACGACGTTCGGCCAATACCATACCGGCGCAATATGCCCCCGCGCGCTCCTGCGGGATCTGCTTACCCGGCACCTTGACCATCTTTGCGAACCAGCCGTCGTAGCGCGGCGCCATTACCATCGGATCCTCGCCACCGCCAGAGCAGTCCACGCCGATCGCACACATTGGTACGTCCTCCGGTCTCTGCTCGGTCCAGCGGCGTTGCGCTGCTCGAACCCACTCGGTAGGAATACACTGGTTGGCTGCATCCTTCAGGCCGGCTGTGAACTTGCCGTACAGGAGTTGCGAGCGAAGAGGTTCAGGCAGGGACTGGAGTTGGGCCCGATATTCAGGCGTATTGCGGAACGGGTTGTCGACCAGACTGGCCGGCACGAACGTGTATGACTTGGCTGTATATTCCTCGCCATCGACCATGTAGACGCCCTGGCCTTCGGTCCATACCATCTGACCTTCACCATCGCGGGTGACGTACACTGCCCAACGCAGTTCGCCCGGCGTTGCCGGTTCTGGGAATTTGTCGTCCAGCCATGGCGCGAACCACTTAATCAACCACAGGCCATCAGTCGTACGCGGCGGGTTCGATCCGATCACGACTCGGGTGCGCTTGCCCGGAGCCGCACGCAACCAGGCGATGATCGACGCAACCTGCACCTCAAGGAACTCGCCACCCTCATCGAATGCCATGTAATCGCGCTCACGGCCGGCGTGATCTTGCCAGCTATCGGGCAGATTCATGCCACCCAGCTTAAGTGTCTTCCCGTTCGGCCACGTCCATTCGAGATCGGAACCATTGAAGCTGGCCGCATCGCCGATGATCTTCTTGCCTTCCTTCTCAAGGCCGTCTGTCTGGGTACGTTCACGACGGAAGATGATCCCGCTGTCGGCCTCGTTGATCGCCCAGCCCAGCTCAAGGTGAGACTTTCCCCCACCTGCCTGTCCACCGTACAGCAGCACGTCGGCTTGAGACAGGTAGGCGTCGGTCTGCGGTCCCGGGTTCGGTAGCCAGCGCATGGTGGCGGTCATAGAGACGGCCTGCGCAACTGCTTCCTGCCGCGCATCAGCGGGCAGGGCATCGAGTTTGGCAAGGATCTCGTCTAACGCGCCCATGCAGGTTTAGCCTTCAGTCTGCAATTTGATTGGCTCGGGCTTCTGGACGCTGCCGGCGCGCGACTCGTTCCCGGTCGGGAGCTGCGCTGGACCGATGAACGATTGGTATGTCACCCACGTCTTCATCATGTAATCGATGTCGTCCAGGGCGCCTGACAGGAAGATCGATTCATCAGCCGAGGCGCGCGCGCGCTGGTCTGCCGCCTGCTTACGGGAGAGCAGTTCATTGCGGCGCGCGGTCAGCTTGATCATCATGGGATGCGTTTCCGTGATGCCGTAGAAATACGACGGCTGCAGCAGATCAGATTCGGGCGGGATGATGATGTTGATACCGCGCTGTACGGCAAGTGTGATGAAATACTGGCAGCCGGGCCGCTGCGACGCGTATTCCTCATTTGCCGCCATGTCCACGCCATACAGCGCGATGTCGGTCACACCCGGCGTCTCCAGTGCCAGAGCCAGCATCCACGACAGGCTGGACGTCATGAAGAACGGGCCGTACTTGTCGATCATTTCCTGATACGGATAGACCGTAGCCGTGGGCAGTTCAGGCGGCGCCGGGTCGGCGACATAGACTGGGCCCTTGAAGCGCGTCAGGAACTCGCAGTATTCCGGCGTGAACCATGCCTGACCGGTGCCAGCATGGCCGGGTACCTGCGGCTCCCAGCGGTGCATCTCGAACCAGACATCAGCATGTGGGCCGACGACACCATAGGCGCCGGGCGAACAGCCCCAGATCTGCCAGTCAGGATCGTTGATAGGGGCGAGCCGGATTGAGCTTGGCGCGGAACCGACGAGTGCAATTTTGGTCATGAATTTCCCTCCTCCAGGGTAGTTCGGTTAGGTGGACGTGGTCAGCGAAAAACCGCTGGCTTGCGACGACGTGCCGCTGGTCAGATCCATGGACAGCCACTGGGAAGTGGTGAGGCCGATCAGTTCGAAGCCGCCGCCGAGGCTGGAAATCTTCACGGTGGTGAAGCTGCTGCCGATGGTCGAGACGATGGTTTCGCTGTTGGCGGTCTTGATGTAGACCGGGCCATTTGAGACGCCGCCCATGATCGTCTTGCGCACGCCCGGGATGGGCGGGTCAAGGGTGTACACAGCGCTGGACGCAGCACTTGTGCCGGGGCAGACACTGATACCGTCAGCGGCCAGATTGGTGGCCGTGCTCTCTGCGGTGCTGACGCCGGAGCGCATGGCTTCGGGGCCCACCAGATATTCACGAACGCCGCGCGTGCCGCCAGTTTGCGCAGTGGTCATTGCCTGAAGGCCGAGACGGCGGCCGTACAGGCTGGTCATAATGTTGCTGTTGTATGGCATGGTGCTCTCCTTTATCGTTGCTCGCCGAAGCTGCTACGGAGTGTTCCGGTGTGCCGCGCCGGTACGGCCCTCCTCCAGGGATCAGCAGCCGGTGACGCCGGCACCAATGTTGTCAACGACAGTCACTGCCGTAGCGGATGTCCCGGCAGCGATGATGAGCTTCGCGGTACCGGCATTCGTACCGCAGACCAGTTCCAACTTGGCGCCGCCCGCGCCCGGGGCACTTCCACTTGCCGTCATCTTGCTTAGGCCAACTGCACCAGTCGTGAGAGTGAGAGAAGCAGCGCCCGTGGAAAGCGTGGTAGTTGCGCTCACCTTCCCGGTAATGGCAAGCCCAGTGGCTGAAAAAGTCGCGACGGTGCCTAGCCCGGCGACCCCGATCACCGTATTGTTTGTCGCCCCGCCGCCTCCAAGCTGCAGGTTGTCGGACGTATCGACATAGATTGCGTTCCTGTATGCGCTGCCGGCGGCATTCCTCCAGCGAAGAGCCGCGTTATTGGGGAGGCCAATTTCCCCGGTAAAGATCCCGGTGGTAGTGGTGCCGCCCAAGGTGATCATCGTGAACGCCCCGGTCGATTGAGTTGTCGCTCCGATCGCCGTGTTATCAATGCTGCCGCCCGTGATATTGACGGACCCGCTGCGCGATGGATTGTTGACCGGGAAGGTCTGAGCGCTGGACAGGGCGCACGCCGCCAGCATCGCAATGAAGATGAGCTTTTTCATACGTGGAACCATGCAATGGAGCCCTTGCACGGGTAGTCCGAATAGATCGAAATACCAGTGCACGAGGCCGTAGAGGTGATGTTACGCATGGCAGGGTTTAATTCACTGCCACCAGAGCCAGTTGAACTCGTCGTAGGGGCCACGGCCGAAGTACTGCCATAGCGCACCCAGTAGTCAGCGTTCATGGAAAAGGAACAGAAGCCCGCGCCGGTCGGAGTATCGAAAGCCTGTCCGACCCCGGAGGAAAGCACCACGCTCTGAACGAAGTCAGGGGCGCCAAGGATTTCTAGCTGATTGCGTGTACCAGGTGTTTTCATGCCTTACTCCAGTGCTACTGGTTGAATGGGATGGCCGACGTGTGGGCCATCAGTGTTTGCTTCCAAGCTCATGAACACCAGCTGACAGCAGGTAGGCGATGCGACGCGCTGCTTCGATCGATGAAACGTCTTGGACTTTGATCGCCTCGCCATCGGCGCCGGTGTGCTCAACACGGTCTTTCAACATGCTGAAGTGGCGCATGGCGAGAGAAATGGCATCGAGCTTGCTGGCCAGACGGTACTTCTTCGTGTAGCCGATCAACGTGCGTTCATGGCCGCTACCCTGAAATTCCTCCAGCACGTCCAGACCGGCCAGCGCAGCTACCGTGTCGTCGTCCAGTTCATGGATAGGGATCGGCTTGCCTTCGCTGTCGAACAGCTTGCGGGGGTCGAATGTGACGATGCGCTGCAGTTCAAGGAATACGCGATCAGCGGTCATCTTCGTGCGCTCGATCTTTTCCCTAAGTCCCTTCTCGATAGCGTCTGCGATTTCCGGTTTCTTGCGCAGGTTGTATGCGCCAACCCTGGCCACGTTATCTGTCTTGCAGACGTAGCCCGCACGTCGATATGCCTCTCCCCCGTTGCAGTCAACGAGGAATTCAGCGACGAATCGTTCCTCTTTTGGAGTGAGTGCCATTGGTGAAGCCTAAAAAAATGGCCGCGCCTCGCGGTCACGGCCATGGAACCAAAGATTGAAAGACAGGAGACAGGCGAATTTTCCAACATGAAATAGGAAAAATCTTGCCTTCCGCATTCAGGTCGATCGAATCACGCTGCGGTGGACCTCAAGTAGGGCAGCTCCTCGCGAGTAGGGCGGCTCGCAGATACTGTTTCTCCAGTTGGTAATCGTGCGGCGCGTGACACCGACTTCCTTCGCCTGCTGCCCATGCGTCATCCCGGCCCGTTGCAGGTCGGTGATGATGCGGAACCAGTCGATGCGCACGGTACTCATTGCAGCGCTACCTGAGTTACCGGGGAGTTAGCGCACACAGAAACACTGGCACGCTTTCCGAGAACCTCGCCGATCTGGTGCGGTGATAGCCCAAGTGCGGGGCGTGCGGTGCAGACGTCATCCTCGGTGATGATCTGGCCGGCAGCCACATCGCGTTTGAACCAGAGGGAGCGGCGAAGGGCTGGCGATTCACCCATCACTGGCCCGCTGTGCATTGGCTGAACTGCTGCGGCAGCACGCCGGCATTCCATAACCATTCGCGCGAATTCGTCGGGCTCCATGCTAAATCCGGCGTCCGGGCCACCATCGCCGCGGCTGAGAGTAAGGTGCTTCTCGATGACCTTGGCGCCCAGAGCTGCAGCAGCCACGGCAACGCCGATCCCGGGCGAATGGTCAGACAGGCCGGGAAAGACGTTGTATCTCTTTGCGTTGGTAAGCATTGCCGGCAGATTTGCCGTTTCTGGGTCGGCAGGGTACGCGCTCGTGCACTTCAGGAGAGTGATATCCCGTGCCGCACGTGCAGCCCATACGGCGCGCTCTATATCCTTGTCGTTCGCCATGCCAGTTGCCATGAACACTGATTTGCCCTTACTTGCCGCGTACTCGATCAGGCCCAGGTCGACCAACTCGAACGATGCGATCTTGTAGATAGGGCAGCGCAGCGTTTCTAGGAAGTCGACGGATGCCTTATCGAATGGGGATGCGAAGGGAATCAGGCCAAGGTCACGCGCGTAACCGAACAACTGCGGCAGCCACTCCCACGGCGTGTAGGCTTCCCGGTATAGGTCAACCAGCGTTCGGCCAGCCCATGGCCCATGGTTCAGCGTGTAGGCCGGGTCGATGCACATGGTGTCCTGCTCCCACACCTGGAACTTAATGCCGTCGGCGCCGGCATGTGCTGCTGCCTCGACTATCTGGGCTGCGCGCTCGAACGAGCCGAGGTGATTGCAGGATAGTTCAGAAACTATGAACGGAGTTCGCATTTTTCCTCGCCTTGTATGCCAATTGGTTTTCCGCACGACATTTTCTGCAGAGACGGATTCCTTTGTAGAATTTTGTATTCCCATCGTCGAATTCATGCCCACGGTGACAGTGCGTTCTCTCGCCTTTCCATCCTTTCGAAGCTACTTTCAAACGCCCTTTTCGTTGCGCATCACGAACATTATCTAAAGCAGTACCAACAAACAGGTGCTCTGGGTTTGTGCATTCAGGGTTGTCGCACTTATGCAGGACATGCAGTCCATTAGGAATTTCTCCGTAATTCAGTTCCCATGAGACGCGATGCGCGCCAGTTCTTGGTAATTCCCTTCCGAGTTGAACCACTCCATAACCGAATGCATCTTTCTTTCCAGTCCATTTCCAACATCCATCAAGCCTGACAACTCTCTTTTCATAAAATTCTTGTTTTGTTTTACGCCGCTGGACCATCATGCCTCCAGAGAATAGGTGTTTTGCAGGTGAGTGAAGCCGAAGCCGGCGAACAGGTCGATGCTCTTCTGGTTGGCTGGATTGATGTTCGCGAGGAATCGACCCGGGTGGAGCGTCATCAGCATCCGGATCGCGGCCTTTGCGTGGCCTCGCCCACGGTGCTCATGGAAGATTCCGATGCCGATCTCGCGCTGATGCGACAGGTATGTGGCGCCGACGATCTCCCAATCGACCTCGATCAAGTACCACGCCAAATAAGGCCGCGCACGTACGAACGTGCGATGTTCGTCAAACGTGGGCATGCCACGGTGGCTGATCGATTCGGATGGCTCACGCTCGGCCAGCAGGCGGAATAGGATGTCGATCGCTTCCGGCTCGCAGGAATAGACGTCGATCAGGTTCATAAGCGAACCTCCACAGCATGTGCACGCAGGTATTCAGCAGCCCCGCGCGGCGTGCAGTCGGTGAACTGGAAGAGGGCGCCGGCAGCTACACCGGATGCGCCGGCCTGAATAGCAGCCAGCATGTCGGCATAGCCAGAGCAGCCGCCCGAGGCAATGACTGGTACGCCAACTGCGCGCGACACGGCACCAATCAGGTCGATGGGGTAGCCCTTCATAGTCCCATCGCGTTCGACACGCGATATGATGATCTCGCCGGCCCCAAGCTTTGCGAAGCGCACCGCATCGGACACAATGCTATCCGGATGATCGCGGTCGCGGCACTCGATCACGACACAAATCGCTTGGCTTCCGAACTTCTTTGCCGCCTGCTGGATGAACGTGGGGTTGTTACGTGCTGCCGTGCAGATCGCCACCTTGTCTGCACCGGCGCGCAACAGTTCCTTGATGTCGTCCAGCGTATGCACGCCGCCGCCTACAGTGATCGGCGTGTAGAAGTTGGCCGTCAGCCGTTCGACCATCGCGAAGTCCGGGCCGCGTCCTTCAGGCGTTGCAGCGATGTCCAGATAGATCAACTCGTCGACGCCGCGTGCCGCGTGGATCCGCATGGCCTGTTGCGCCGCTCCGACCGATCGCCAACTGTCGTAGCCAACGCCCTTGACCAGCGTATTGCCGCGCTGGAGTAGGGTTGGGATGACACGTTTAGCCAGCATATGCCCTCCATACCGGCTTGCTCCAGTCGCCATCGACGAAGAGTTCATGGCTGACGAACTGGCTCGCGGCTTCGAACAGTTCGGCGCGCGTCATGCCAATGCGCTCAAGTACGTCGTCCAGCGGTACGCCAGCATACTCATTGGGGAAGTAGCCATCGTAGTTGTGCACCCAATCCAGAGCTTCGTCACGCGGAACACGACCAGAACGCACGTCTACGCTGATCTGAGCGCAGCCACGTCCATAGCCATACTTGAGCCAGCCGAACCAGTCATGCAGGCCGGTCTGGGCGTTATCAAGGTTCTCTTCTATCCACCAGTTTGCCAGGCTCGGGACACGGGCTCTCATTCCGTGCTTGCACGCGACATCAGCATTGCGCAGAGAGTCCCACTGGTAGAACGAGCCGAGGAAGTAGGCCGACACGCCGGCGTGTGCCATTGCTTCGTCTGACGGCGGCATATATTCCTGCATGTCGCGCTCAGTGATGTCGAGCAGCCCGACGACATCCATTGGCCGCAGCCCGAGAAATCCGCCAAACTCGGACACCCAGCGCCGCGTCATCTCGCGCGCCTGCTCCGTTCCAGGTGGGCCGCCGTATTCCGCCTGCGGGTTTTCGCCGTAGAAAATGAGCGGAATGCCCATCTGGCACGACACCTTGAATGGCGTAGTGAAAATGCTGACATGCTCCGGCCAGCTGATATCACCGACCATCTCAAGGCCCAGCTTGTTCAGCCTGGCGCGTACCGACCGGTTCGGCGTGATCTCGATGGTGGTGGCGTAACGTGCCAAGTTATCGATATTCCGGCGCCCAATCGGCGTCAGGTGGCACGTCGTCGCGGTCACGACCAGCGGCTTGGCGCCCAACTCCAGCAGTTTGAGCACTTGCCACGTGCTGTCCTTGCCTCCCGAGCTAGGCACGATGCAATCGAACTCAGTACCCGGGCGCGCGGCGCGGTTCTGTTCCAGCAGGCGCACAAGCTCCTGTTGTCGTCCGGACCAGTCGATGGTCGGGCGCTTCTTGTAGGTGACGCAGGCAGAGCACTCGCCGTCGATGAACGGCGTGTCAGGACGCGTATTGGGCATACAGCAGGTTTTGCAGCGGACGAAGTTCATGATCACTTCTCCAGCAGCCATGCGGTGCACGAGTCGAAGCCGGGCGCATTCTCGATCCTCCCGACAAACTTGAGCCCCAATTCCTCGTACAACTTGCCGAAGGGCCGGCGCCACAGCTTGCCGGCGTGGCCGCGATACTCGACTTCTTCTTCTTGCTCGCTTTCGTACTCGACGGCCAGCACGTAGCGGTACGACTGATCGACGATCTTTTGCATCAGCGGCTTCAGATCGGCCGGCGCGACGTGGATCAGGACGCCGGCTGTGAAGACCAGTTCAGCTTTGCTAATCGCGTTCTCGCCCTGGAAGACAAGCAAACCGGCAGATTGAGCCTGTGAAATCGCAGACCCGTTCACGTCATTGCCGCTTTGGTTGATGAATGGATCGATGCGCTGAATCGCAGACAGGTTCCAGCCGCAGTTACACCCAACCTCGTGCACCGACCTCGCGCCGGTCATAGCAATGATTCTGCTCCAGAACCGGATGCGTGCCCGCCAGTCGACCTGATTCCTGCGCACGTACTCGTCACCGAATTCCCCAGACCAAAATTGTTGTTGTTCGTTCATCGTCATCCTTTCAGTTTTTTGTAGAGTTCTTCGGCGCGGTTCCAGTCGTCGAAGGTGTTGATATCGCACACGCGATCGGAAGGGATCGGCACCATGGCGGTACGTGGGTGGATCAGCGGCAGTTCCTCCACGAAGGAGGAGACACGGCCCCAATACCACTGCCCAGCGTCAGCTAGCGGCGCATCACCGACCGACATGGCATAGCGAGCCCCGTAATTGACCTGACCGCAGCCATAGAACAGGTCTTCTTCGAGCATCAGCGGCGCGGTTGGATAGATGCAGCAGGCCAGCCCACTCACGAGGCTCAGTTGCTCACCCAGCACGTAACGCATCACAGCCTGGGTGCCGACGTCGTTGTGCGCCATGTCAGCTGGGCGCATCAGTACTTCGGCGTCGTACTGGCGTGCTACCTGTGCGATCTCGTCGCTATCGGTGCTGACGATGATGCGATCGAACAGGCCCGAGCTATGCGCCGTCTCGATGGAATAGGCGATGATCGGTTTGCCGTGGAATGGCTTGATGTTCTTGCCCGGGATGCGCGTACTGCCTCCGCGTGCCGGGATGACGGCCACGGCAACCATCAGAACACCTCCGACAGGCAGGTATCGACAATGCTCTTGGCCAGTTGGCCGTTGCTGATGCGGGCATCGGTACGCGTCGAGTTGAGCATCAACGCTATACGATGGGTAAGCGTCAGGCGGTGCCGCTCGATCAGTTCAGCCTTGAGCGCCGGGCCCGCGGGTTTCACGCCGTCACGGCACTCGAATGCGGCCGTGCACATGGCTTCGGCGATGTCGAACGCGTTATTCGGCTCCATCTCCAGATGGTTGATGTCGCGGTCGAACTTCAACACGACCCGTCCGTCTTCGCCTTTCACAGCGACTTGTATGCTTTCTTGCCTGCTCATTTGAAAATCTCCATTGTCGAAAGGTCTGGATAGGGGTCGTTCGGCAGATCAGCGTTATCGCGGGGCAGCGAGTGAAGCTTGAGCAGCCCCTGCGCGGCCGTGCTGGGGTTCAGGTAGCAGTGCCAGCCGATCATGTCGAACGTGTCGTCTTTTGGCTGAATGCCTTGTTTTCTGCCATCGAAGCGCGCGCGGCGAAGCCATTCGTCTGCGTTCGGGTCGTCATGAAGGATCGCGCCGCCTTGCTCTAGGCCGAGGATCTTGGATGCATGGAAGCTCACACACTGCATCTGGCCGCGCTTGTACATTCCTCCAGTGAAGCGGCGCGCGCTATCCCAGATCGGCCACGGGGCAAGCTGGTATTCCCCCAGCCAGTCTTCGTCACGGAAAACCGGGCGACCGCCGGCATGCTTGATCGACATCGGGACGGACACATACGTACGCTTAGGGATCGACACCGAGTTGTCGTAAGAAATCCAGTGCTGCATCACGTTCTTGTGGTGCTCGAGCAGATGCCATTTCATGGCGAGCAACAGGGCCATCGTGCAGCTATTGACCGCCACGACGTAGGGTGCGCCGGTGTATTCGCCGATCGCCTGCTCAAAGTCTGCGGTCACCGCATGTGGATTACGCGACATGCTCAAGCTCCTTGCGCAGTTCATCGATAGACATACGGCGGGCGTGCTCGCTGGTTTCACCCGGGCGCATGCTCTCGTGTAGCTTCTCGCCGGCGCCAAGGCCCATGACGCGCGGCAAAGCCCCCATCGCCTTTGCCAGATCACCGAGCCTGTAAGCCGGGAGAGCGGGAATCGACAGTTCGCCACCCTGCATCGTCTCGGCCGTGTACAGCACAAGCTGAATCGCCTCGTCCAGGCGCATCCAGAAGCGGGTTGCGTCCGGATTTGTCATCGAAACGGATTTCCCTGCCTGAATCAGCCGGCGCCAAGTCGGGATTACGCTGCCAGTCGAGCCGGCCACGTTCCCGTACCGACAGACTGCGAAGCGTGGACCATGCGCACCACGCGAGTTGTTCGCGGCCAGAAACAGCTTCTCAGCCAGCAGCTTCGATGCGCCATAGGCGTTCACCGGCTCGCACGCCTTGTCGGTCGACAGAGCTACAACCTTGGCCACGCGCGCATCGGTTGCAGCCTGAATCACGTTCATCGATCCCATGACGTTGGTTTTGACCATCTCGTCAGAACAGTACTCGCCAACCTCGACGCGCTTGAGCGCTGCCGCGTGCACGACCAGCTCAACGCCTTCCATTGCGCGGCGCAGGCGTTCGCAGTCGCGCACATCGCCCACAAAGAATCTCAGGCGCGGATCGTTCCCGAACTCGGCGCGCATCAACGCCTGCTTGTATTCGTCACGCGAAAGAACGCATACGCGCTCCGAGAGTTGTCGATCGAGCACCGTCCGGACGAAGCCACGGCCGAAGTATCCAGTGCCGCCAGTGATGAGGATTCCGCTGTATGTCATTGAATTGATGACCTTTTTTGTTTCATTAGGATTTATGTTTCGGCTCTGCAACGTTCGGCACCTCGTCCGCCGCCTTCTCAGCCATCTCCTTCGCGCCTCGATCGAGAGCCACAGCCAGCCAGACAGCCGACGCAAAGCCAGCGACGAAGGAAAGGGCGATGGAGATGGCGAAGTGGATATCGGACTCGGTCATGGGAATCTCCTCAGTTGCTTCGAAAGCTTTCCGAATGCAGGTGCAAGCACTTCGGCTGCAATACGTTCACTCACAGCTACCAGCAGCCCTTCTGCGATCTCTTCGACTTCAAATTCTTGGTCGAACGATTTGCGGATCTCGATCTTCCGACCATTGATCTGGACGAATAAGCAGAAGTCATGGCGCGCGTTCATGGCGTCGATCCGCGTGTGCATGACGCAATCGATAGGGGAGTCCTCCAGACGGATGGCCTGCACGACCTTGTCTCGGGCGGCCTGTTCCATCTCGCGCAGCAGGCGCACGGATTCATCTGTCGGTGCGCGGTGCTCGTGTACGGTCACTGATTCGTGCACGCGCTTGGTGACATGGGTGTCGTAATGAATGTCGAACATTTACGCTTTCTCCTTCAGTGCGCGCAGCTTGGCGGCTGCCGTGATTGCGACGCCGAGCGCAGGCCATGCGTGGCTCGATACCCCATAGAGCGGGCCCGGTTGCAATTTCGTCCCGATCTGCGGCGTCTTGCCGCCTCCTGTGCGTGGGAACAGATCGAGCAGGGCTTGGCGAATATTGGTGTCCTTGGCCTTCGTCGTGCCGCATAGGTGCAGCTTCACGTCCTTGCGGTAGACCAGTTCGACTGTGTCGGGCGAGCGCCAAGCCTGCTGGAAGCGGCCGATCCATACGCAGGTCTCGAACACTTCGCGGCCGACAGCCATGCCGTATGAGGCGATCATTTCGATGCAGAGGCGGTCTGCCGTGCACATCTGGATCAAGTCAAGCATTTCGGCATTAGCGGCCACTCCAGATTCACGGACGATCGCGTCGTCATAAAAAACCCAGCCAGTCTGAGTTGGCCCGGGATCGAGAGCGAGGATGCTCATACGATCAGCCCTTTCACGCGCAGGATTGCGTGAGTGCGCAGCACGGCATAGTCGAATGCTGCGTCGACGTCGTATTTCGTCATCCAACTTGGGCGTGGCACCCGACCATCGAGTACATCGTGGCAGGCCGAGCAGCCGAAGCACGCCGCGGTGTCGGGCGCCTTCAGGCCCATGCCCTTGCCGTCTACCAGCCTGTTGGAGTGGCACAGAACGACCGTCGACGAGTCACCGTTGCAGACGCCGAGCAGCTGGAGCGTGCATTCCTGGCCGCGCGCTGCCTTGCGGATCGGCGTCATCTGCGGGCCGCGCGACTTCATCCGCTTGGTAGACTTGAGGATCGGCCCGCGCTGTCCGAGCGGAGCCTTGCGCTTGAGAGGCGAGCGGGTGAGGGTCATGGCTGAGTCTCGGCGCCAAATTTCCAGAGATCGGCCACGCCAGCGCGAGCATGCTCCAGTTGCATGCCCTCGAATGTCGCTTGCGCATCTTCGTAGTTGTTGAAAGCAAGGGAGACTGCGCAGATCCCAAGGCCCGGCGGCTGCGCCATTACCTTTACGCACGGCTCGCCCTCATCATCGGTATCGCGCATGACCAAGATCTGGCCGTATTTTTCGTCTTCGAACAGCTTCGCAAATTTTTCAGTCGTCATGTCTCAGTCTCTCCCGTGTCGTTAAATGCGCATCTCGCGCGAAATGGTCTCAGGCCCTCATCCTCACGCCCAGGCGGAGCATGAGCCGGGCGAATTCCAGGGCGGCGCGATTCTCTAGGTGGTATTGCCGTTTTGTCATGGTTAACCCTCCAGCATCTTCTCGGCACGGCGCCGAATCACATCCGCAAACCCGATGGCCTGCTCGGGGGAAATACCGAGCCATGCGGTGGGCTTGGCCATGCTGATGACCAGTGCGCCGTTTTCCTCACCGATCGCCAGCGTGAGCGCGCCTTCATCCTCGGCATTCAGTTGACCAGAAGGGTATGGACGCTTGTTCCACGGCTTGAAGCCCATCATTTCGGAAGCAGTCGGGAACGTGCCGTTGAAGCAGATGGCGCGGTCGTCGATGGTTAGGAACGCGGCCGGCTTCTGGGTCGGGAACTTGAGCACATCGTCATGGATGTACTGCCACGGCAGGCCGTGCTTGATAAACCATTCCTTCATGGCCTTGACGCCCTTCGGGTCTTTCGAGCGGGACGAGTAGATGCAGACCTCGGGGCCGCGATAATCGCCAAAGTGACCAAGACCTTCCGGGACCGGCAAGTGCTGCATCAGCCATTCGAATGCACCCGGCACAGGATCGTCAGGGATCACGTCGACGCCTTTCCAGCCGGACGTGTATGAGTGAATTACGCCGTCAAAGTCGACGCAGATAATCGGATTGCTGTTCATGATGTCTCCTTCGGTTGTTGTTCTGCCCACTTCCTTCTTGCTGCCTCGTCCCGCGCCCTGATCCACAATGGGCACGCTTCGTTCGTGTCGTCGTGGCGCCGCATTCGCTCGTAGCCGTCGCAGTAGCTGCGGGAGGTATCGAAGCGCCGACACAGGTAGCAGGGCAGGGGATCGCGGTTCATGGCTGCTTGGATGTTCTCAGGCTGTAGCGCATGGGCTGGGCGTCGATCCGCTCCAGGTACTGCTGCGAAGCCTCGTCGAACCAGAAGCCGAGCTTTCCTTCCCACTCGCCGTGCCGCTGCTTCTCACACGCGACCACGCAGGTCGGCTCTCCGTTGTCCTGCTCCTTGGCGCGCTTGTTCCGCCAGACGATGAACACGTTGTCCACGAGGTCGGTGATCGAGCTGGCGCCGCGAATGTCGAACTTGCCGGGGGCCTTGTGCTCGCTCTCGCCTTTGCGGACGTGGTGCACGAGGTGGACATGCACGCGGTTGGCTTGGGCGAAGCTGCACAGGTCGTTCACGAAGTCCTTCTGACCGTTGTAGTCGTCCTCTCCGCGCACGCACTTCATGAGGCTGTCGACCACGAACTGAGTGATGCCGAAGTTCTTGTGCGCGTAGCGGAGCACGGCCATCAGGCGCTTCCAGTCGATGGCGCCCATGTGGTCGTAGATCCACAGGCGGTTGTCGGTCCAGCGGTGTAGGTCGGACATGAACGGGATCGACGGTTGATCGCCAGCGAAGGCTTGGCGGCACATGCGCTGCATCTGGCGCGGCGCCGTCATCTCGAACGAGGCATTCATCACGCGCTCGCCCTGGTGGCACAGATCGAGGCCGACTTGTGACAGGAACATGGACTTGCCGTGGCCGTTCACACCAGCCCACAGCGACACTTCGCCCGGGCGGAACTCGATCTTGTCCTTTGCCTTCTGCCACAGCATGGTAGGGAATCGCGGAAGGTCGGCAGGCGGGTAGAACAGCGCAGTCACTTCGTCGAGGAAGGCGGAAGCAGGGATGATGCGGTGCTGCTCGGGCTCATCCATGTACGCGCTGAAGTCGATGTTGTCAGGGATCAGGTTCATCGTGCGAATACTCGGTTGCAGGTTTCAAGCCAGTCGAGAACATCGAGTTCGTACTCCCACATGCAGACGGGCTTGGAAACGTCTGCTGCGGTTGGAATCAGGTAGACCTTTGCGCCCCATTCACGACCTTGGTGCCAGATGGCGAGGTAGTCCGGACGGCACAGCGCAATGGCCTTCAGGGTTCGCGCCCAGTTCGGGTCGTCACCGATCCACACGCAGATGTCCAGCCCACGCACCCAACGCCATTCGTAGTCGAGGCCCGGATCGGCGTACACGGTCTGGTTGCTGCTGCGGATTTGGCCGACCAACGAGACCATGACCATCTCGTCAGGCTTAAAGCCGCGCAGGCGGGCTGCCAAAATGGGCTGGGCGTTGGTCGCAATCACACGTAGTCCTTCCCGGCGACGAGTTGCGCAGATTGAGCGGCATCCAGCTTTGCCAACAGGTCGGCAATGATGGGCGTGAGGTAGGCAGGGGTGATTTGCCGGGGACTTCGCTTCTTCGCAAGGACCAAAGCGTCATCCAGGACGATGTCGGATACCTTGGGATTTGCAGACCACTCGGCCTTGCTGACAGCATCCGGACTCGTGTTCACCCCAGCACGGCGAAGCAGGATGCAGATTTCACCGATTCGAGACGGCGAAGCCGGCAGGGGCGGGTTTGTCGCGTCGTCATTTGACGCGTCACTCCCTTCCTTTCCTTCCTTTCCCTTCCCTTCCGCTTTCACGACACTTTCACGCGTGCCTGACGCGTGGGGCACGCGTGCCGGGATTTTGCTTGGAGCCTCGCGATTGTTGATGACTTGATGCTCAACGAACGTTGGAATTTCGGCGTATTTCTTGCCGTCGACCTCGTAAAGGACTATCAGGCCCATATCGATCAGTTCTTGTGCGAGGACGCTAATGTCGCAGTTGTCGGCCGGGAGATAGCGCGCTTTGAGGGTTCCAAGCTTCCACTCAAGACGCCCCTCACGATCCGCTTCACACCACAGGGACACGTAAAAGAGGCGTGCAAGTGGCGTGAGGCCGAAGATGTCTTCGCTGGTGAAGAACTCGGGCTTAATCGTGCGGATACGTGCCACGTCAGCGCTCCCTATGCAGAATCTTCATGGCGCGAGCCCGGCCGGTGCGCTGGACGTAGCCTTTGCGCTCCATCAAAGCAAGCATGCTTTCAACAGCATTTGGCGACGACACCAACATGTGCTCCATCATTTCGGCTTGGGTGGGCTGGATGCCTTTGTCGTCGATGCATTTGAGGATGAAGTCGTACAACTCTTTCTGTCGTGCGGTGAGGGCGTTCATGCGGCCACCTCGTACACGTTGCCCTCGGCCAGGCGCTTGTAGATCGTGTTCATCGCCGCGGTGACTTCCCAGCGCTTCGCGATCGCCATTTGCTGGTCATGAATCTGCAGGGCGGTTTCGATGTCGCGCAGGGCTTCGCCATCCAGGCGGAAGTTGCCAGTCTTGGCGCTGCGGATCTTGGCGCGGAAGGCACCATCGAGGGCTTTGACGAGGGCTTGCTCGTATTCGGCACCGATTCCCTTTTCGCACAGCACAAGGCCGACGTTCAGTGAGCAGGTGACGCAGGACCACGATTCTTCGTTGGCGTCACCAGTGCGCAGGTTCTCGAAAGAGAGCCAGTAGGCGACGCCAAGATCCGTGACCTGATCGGGTTTGAGGGTAGAGGCGTTCTCGCCGCGCGCGTGGCACATGGCGATTGCAATCAGCCCGCCGTGCTGTGCGACGGGCTTTGGGGTGTACTTCTTATTGCGGGGCTTCTTCGGCTTCGTCATGGCGGGCACTCCATCGATTGACCGCCTTGCAACACGACCTCGAAATAGCGTGCAAGCCAGCCGGTCTTGTAGTCAGCGACAGCGGGTGCTTCAGGCGGCATGCCGTGATCGTCGAGGCTGAGGCCTTTGTCGAAATAGCTTGCCCCGCGTGCCTGATGCATCGCTGCCGTGACGCGCGTAATTGATTCGTCCACGATTACCTCTTCTTGTCTGTTGCTCTGCGGTAGTGCTCGACGGCTTCGGCCAGTTCGTCACCGCTTTTTTCGTACCGGCCAGCTGCGCGTGCCGCCTCCACTCCGGGCGCGGCAGTCTGTACCGCCTTGCGTCTATCAGCCCAGGTACAGGCTTTTGCTATCACTTTTTTTGCCTCATAACTTTCATGTGATTCGCTCATCAGTTATCCCTTTTATGGCCCGGTCTTCCGGGCTGTTTTTTGCCGTCTCCTAGCGCAACCGAAACCCATTAAAGATGCCTCCTGCCGTTGGTTACGCCGCGCGCTCGACCAGCCACGCGACCCGGGCCCGGACATCCTCGGGATTCCTTTGATCGCGCGGGCGGCATAGCATGCGTACGTGCTGCCTTGTGCATCAGATCGCGAAGGAACGGGCTTCGACCCAGCCCCCCGCGAATCTGATCGAGGAGGCTGATTTCAGCGTCGTTCAGCTTCACTTCGACGGTTCCAATACGTGCTGCGTGGTTCATGGTGCTTCTCCTTGGTGCTGCGGGTTACGAGGACGGCCATACGGCCGGGGTGCTGCTGATGCTTAGGGGTTACTGCGGTTGGGGAATTGCGACGCGCCTACGCCGGCTTGGCATGGCCTTAACTGGAAGGCAGCGCTCAGCGTGCAACTGCTCTAAGCGATCGCCGATCTGCTTGGATGGACGCGCGCCGCGCGTGCCGGCAAGGTAGGCGGCAATGGTTGATTGGCCACATGGGACGAGATCAGCAAGCTGTTGCTGAGTCAGCCCAGACTTAATCAAATCGGAGGTGATCTTTTGGGTATCCATGCATCTACAGTATCACGTTCGTGTTTGGCTGGTCAACACCAACGTGATGACGATCTGTATTACATTCGTGATATGGATACTTTAGGGAAACGGCTTATCTGGGCCCGCGAGCAGAAGGGGCTGACTCAAGAGGGCTTGGCCAAGCTCGGAGGGGTCTCTCAGGGCACTATCGGGAACCTGGAGGCCGGGATTCGGCAGACTGCTAGGAGGATCGTTGACATCGCGGCTGCGCTTGATGTCGATCCGAATTGGCTGGCTAATGGACGAGGCTCACCAGAGTCCAAGCCGGATGCAGAGGAAGCGAGGGTGCCAGTGAATGATAGTGCAGCACCCGATTCGCTAGATGACATGCTCAACACTCTGGTTGAGATGGTTGAAACCTACCGGCTAGCCAGTCCTGACGACCGCGAGCGGATAGATTTTGCTTTTCGAGAGGCTCGGAACAATCTCGGAGCTGCTGACAAGTTGAAGATGAAGGCTCGCGGGAGGTAGTTGGCGCCCCCTGCGGATGCGCTCAAGTTCATTGCGTATAACGCCCAGTACATAGCGCCGGCCGCTGTCGTCGAGAGCATCAAACATCGTATCGAACTCTTTGCATTGATCCATCTTGTCGTCTCCCTCCCATTTAACAATATTTTTTGTTTGCAACTACTGTATACCCACACAGTGCAGAAATCTAGTAGGTGTTTGTAATTGATGTTGCAAAATCACCGAATGCAAATTGTTGCAAATTCTAACGACACAAAATATTTAAGCATAGCGAAATTGCATGCATGGTTGTGCAATAAAATAGGATCGTTATATGAAGATTAACGTCTTTTCTGGTGCGCGTCGGTTAGCATTTTTGATTGCTTTTGTGGGTATTATCACCGCAATCATATTGGTATTTAATAGTGAGCCATCTATATACTACAATTATCGAATAGCATATTTCGGTGCCGATCGGGTTCTGTCCGATGAGTGCAGGATCGGTATAGATGGAGCCAAATATCTTGACTTTAATAACAAAGATGGAACATCCTTCCATGTTCGCCTGTGTTTTGCGGCATCCAGAGCGAATGATGGAAGGATGTTAGTTCCTTATGCCGAAAGGGACGGACAGACTTGGATGAACTCTGCTTATAGTGATGAGGTCCAACGACACATGGACATGTATGCATCGTTTATCTTTAAATTAAAACCATCCGATTTCGAAAAAGCGCAATCAGACTACTCATCAGAAAAGTTTTGGCTTCGAGCGAAAGGCATCGGGTATATTGCATTAGGAGCGATTCTATTTTGGTTCTTTGTATCGTGTGCTGGCTGGGTAGTCCGTGGTTTTTTGGAAATTCCGCGCGGCCATGATTATAGGATAAATCCAATCAACAAATAATCCTTACTGGCGGCGGTACAGGCAGATTGGGAATTGCGCGGATATTTTAAAATGAGTGAAGACCTGCTTAACTGGATGTACCTAGCATTTATAGTCGCGGCGCTCTATTACGCATGCGTTAAGGATAATTTTGGCGGTATCAAAAAGACAGGCCATAGTAAGCGCCCATCTTTGCTTGCCTACCTGCTAGGTGCTCCATTTGTGCTGGGCTGCCTCTGGTTCGTAGCATCTTTGCTGACGTTCGGACGGATACCATATGGACTTGTCGGCTTTGCGATCAGTATTGGTTCTGGCGCCGCCCTTTTAGTCGCAACAGAAATTAGACGTAGTATGAACCGACGACGATAGCTGGATCAGCGCCGCCTTCGCCATCTTCGACATCCCATCTTCCATGCCGGCCAAGAGCCGGTTTTTTCATGTCTAGTTGCCGGGCCTGCGCCCAAGCTGTTCAGGCACGCCCTTAGTCCCCTAAAAATTTTCGCATCAGTCATCACGTTCGTGTTGACAACCTCAAACACATTCGTGATAATGACCCTATCGAAACGAGCCCGGCAGGGCGAACCGAAGGAGACCGACATGAGCAAGCAGGAAGCCATCCGCCATGCAGTAGCACTGTGGGAATCGGAAGACCGGACCTACTGGAAACACATCCGCGCAAAAGTTGTCGACGATGCCCTGATGGATTTCTACGGTGTCCTGCCGCGTGCTGCAGCGGAGGCCGCATGAACGCCCGCATGTCCGAAGCCGCAGAGGATTACGAGAAGCAGTTGCGGCGCCTGATCGACGCACGAACCACGGCAACTGAAAACGACATCCTCGCCGGCCGTGCAGCCATTGTGCGCGCCGTGGCCGAGAAGACCGGCGAGCAGAACGGCGACCTGAGCCTGAACTGCGACGTGGACGAGGCTGAAGCGCTGGTCCGCGCCGCCGTGCAGGGCAAGGCCGAAGTGGTCGGCGAGCGCATCGCCAAGGTCGTGAGCGACGCGATCTACGCATACGTGCTGCCGCTGGCGAAGGCCGATCTGGAGGACGCAGAGAAGCGCCGCGACGAGGCATCGCTGTCCGAGCGCGCTATGCGCTGGCTGTGGGATCGAGGAGTGCTCGCCTGAGTACAACCGAAGCGCCGCGCCTCGGATCACAACGCGCGGATTGCCCTGATGTCGGGTCAGCAAATTGACGCAGCGGGATCTGAAATGCCCTGACGGCCGAGAACAGAACGGCGACTACACGACTGGTGGTTGGTGAGCCAGTCGAAACGGAAGGCTTTGAATGGGGCGAGTACCACCAGCCAGCCTCCAGTCGTGTGGTCGAAATGCCCGCGTAACCCCAGCACTGTCGCGTAGGGGCTCCACAAGCCAGCCTGAGTGCTCACAGGCCCATGCGGGACATGGTGAAAGCCCGACCGAACAACAACCGCCGGCAGCGCCGGCCAGATAGGAGCAGCGATGGAACTGCGATTCATCCAACAACGAACGAAGGACGCGATCACTGTCATGGACGAGGTCGAGCTGGTCAACTGCGATCGTGATGACGGCTACCAGAACGGCGAATACACGGTTGCGGACGTCGAGGATGACGGGGCCGTGACGCTGATCGGGAAAGGCAGGCTGTCTGGCTACATCGCTGTGGTGAATCTATGACCGCCGCCCGCGTCGCCCGCCGCCAGGAGCGCAAGAGCTACCGCATCACGATCAACGGTCAGCGCTCGTACATCGCTATTGGAGACCGTGACGCTTTGATGGACGCGGCCTACGACGACGGCGCGGAGGGCGTGAGCATTGTTGAGGTGGCACCTTGACTCGCTACTACGCCTACGCACTGCTGATAGTGCTAGCCATCCTCTCGTCGATGGCGATTCTGCAGCAGATGGACGAGATGAACGAACCCACACCAATGTGGAGACCCTGATGAACAACGCAGACGCAGCCGACGCGCTCCAGCAGTACGAAGAGACAGCTCGGCGCAGAACCCTGTGGCCGCCGATGCCAGTCAAGCCGGCCGGTGGCGAACCCTGGCGCCCGGTGATGGACGAGCAGGAGCGTAGGGAGCACGAGCAGTACGTACGAGATAACGATTTGCCTTTCTAGACAACTGGAGAACACGATGAAATTCACGAAAGCTACGCGTCAGAAAGCACGGCTACGGCTCGCTCTGACCGGGCCAAGCGGTTCGGGAAAGACCTGGGGCGCGCTGCTGCTGGCACAGGGATTGGGCGGCAAGATCGCCGTCGTTGACACCGAACGCGAGAGCGCATCCCTGTACTCGCACCTGACCGACTTCGACACGTTGAACCTGTCCGCGCCGTTCACGCCCGAGCGCTACATTGAAGGAATCAGGACGGCTGAGGAAGCAGGCTACGACACGCTGATCATCGACAGCATCACGCACGAGTGGAGCGGCGTTGGCGGCTGCCTGGAACTGGTCGACCAAGTAGCCCGCGCCAAGTACAAGGGCAACACGTGGAGCGCATGGAACGATGTCACGCCGCGACACCGAGCACTGATCGACGCGATCCTGCATAGCCCGATGCACATCATCGTCACCCTGCGCAGCAAGACCGAGACTGCGCAGACCGAGGAAAACGGCCGCAAGAAGGTCGTTAAGCTGGGCATGAAGGCTGAGACCCGCGACGGCTTCGAATACGAAATGACCGTCGTGCTTGACCTGATCCACGACGGCCACTTTGCCACCGCAACGAAGGACCGTACCGGCCTGTTCTCGGGCGCGAACCCGCAGCCGATCACCGTCGACACCGGCGCCCAGATCAAGGCGTGGCTGGAGGCCGGCGCCGAGCCGCCGAAGGTCGAGCGCCTGACCGATGCGCAGGTTGCCGACATCGAGGCTCTGGCCGAGGAATGCGGCGTCGACGTGGCGCGCATTGTGAAAGCGGCGAAGGTAACGCGCTTGGCCGACATCGAACAGCACCGCTTGCAGGGCGTGACCGACTGGATCCGCTCGAAAGCACAACCGACTGCACAACAATTTGCGGAGCAAGCATGACCTCACTCAGCCTGTACCAAATCGCTGCCGAATACCGGCACGTCACCGATGTCCTGCAGGACATGGACGTTGATGACCAAACGCTCAAGGACACGCTTGAGGGTGAATCGTGGGACTTGACGATCAAGGCGCAGAACTATGCCTTCGTGATCCGCAACATGGAAGCCACGGCGGCAGCGATCAAGGAAGCTGAGAAGCAGATGGCCGAGCGCCGCAAGTGCCTGGAGGCTCGCACTGCATACCTGACGGAACGTCTTAAGACCGGCATGGAAATCGCCGGCGTGACCGAACTGTCGTGTCCGCACTTCGCGATCAAGGTCAAGAAGAACCCTGCCAGTGTCGACATCTTCGAGCCGGCCCTGATCCCCACCGAGTTCATGCGTCAGCCGGAAGCACCGCCGCCCGCGCCGGACAAGAAAGCGATTGCCGAAGCGATCAAGGCTGGCCGCGAAGTACCGGGCGCGGCGCTGGCTCAAGGCACGAGGCTCGATATCCGATGACGACCGACGTCAAGATCGATGTCTTCAAGGTACTCGATTTTATTCGCGATCATGCATCCGAGTATGCGCAAGCCAAGGCTGATCGTGTCCACCTTGAAGAATTTCGGAAATCAAAGAAGGCGCTCCTGATGCGGCAAGCGGAAATCGACGGGCACAAGTCGGCAGTTGCACAGGAGCGCGAAGCCTACGCCCATCCGGAGTATCTGGAGGTGCTGGAAGGGCTGAAGGCAGCCGTCGAGAAAGAGGAATCGCTGCGCTGGCTGATCACTGCGGCGCAGGCGAAGTTCTCGGCATGGCAAACACTTGAAGCTACTCGGCGCATCGAAGCCAAAATTATCTGAAAGAGAGACAGCATGGACTTTGAATTCGAAACTACGCGCACCGCCCTTGCGAACGCGTTTGCAGCCGCGGGCGGCGAACTGCTCGATTACATGGGCAATACCGATACCGATGCTGTGCCGATCCCTGACACGCAGCCTCAGAAATACGCTGTCGCCGGTACGCTGAAAGGCATTCTGTCGATGGCCGGCAAGATGATGGGCGAGGATGGCGTTACGGGCCTCGAAGGGCTGACGCGGTACGAGCCGATAAGCCAATACGAGATGGGCGAAGACTTGCAGGGTGATTACGTCAAATTCGCCGACGTCGAGCGTCTTCTCGCCGCTCCTACTGCAGTATCGCAGCCGACCGGCGATCTGCCGCCGCTGCCGATTACTTGCCATGTTGTGCGTAATGGGCACGGCGACATTGCCTTCTATGCCTATGCGCCAGAAGAAATGCAGGCCTACGCCCGCGCTGCGATTGCCGCTCATCTCGAAAGACAGGCGCAGGCCGCTCCAACAGCACCGAAGCAGGCGCAGATGGCGCCCGTGGCGTACCTCATCCGCGACAACATCGGAAATCACGGCTGGTCGAAATGGGAGCCGTGCTCAATCGAAGAGCACGAGTTGCGCAAGGCCCACACCGACATCTTCGAGTTCCAGCCGCTATTCCTGAGCACAGCCACCCAAGCCGCTCCCAGCGCAGCAGCCCCCGCCCCCGCATCGCAGGAAGGCGCCCACCTGGCACGCCAACCGAAAGCAGAGCACGCAATGCCTGAAAAGCTGCGTAACTTCATGACGAATCTTGCGAATCTGCGCCCGGAGGTTTATTCGCCTGATGGCCTTTTGGCTGTGACGCGGGCATTCTGCAACGCCGCAGCAGACCTCCTTGTTGCCCCTGCCGCGCAGGAAGGCGCACATCTGGCAAGACAGGCGCAGGACGATGATGGGCTGTTCTCGAAAGAATGGAAAGACGGCTACTCAGAAGGCTTTGAGGCTGCAAAGAAGCTTCTCGCCACGGTAGCTCCTGCCGGCGCACAGAACGCCCTGCATAAGGCAGTGCCGGAAGGCTGCTATCTGTCATGGGATGGAAAAAATGTGTACGGTGACAATGCAAGTATCTTGGCAGTAAAAAATGCACTTCACGATGCCGGGACCGTTCCTGAGTTGAAGGGCCGGATCTGTGAGATGCAGCAGAAAGTCGGCGCACAGAACGCCGTGCCGCATGAAGTTCGCCGCGCGCTCAAACGCATGTGCACACCGCTGCACGAAAGCCGACTGTCGGCCGCAACGGCAGACGAAGACGCGCGCTGCATGCAGATCATCAAGCAATACATCGAGGCCGGCGCACATAACGCCGAGGCAATCCGCAATCAGTGGATCAGCGTCGATGAGCGCCTGCCTGAGAAGTACTGTCTTGCCGTCTACCGCACGCACAGAGGAATGCAGCGCGTTATCCGCGCTATGCACGTCAAGAAGTACGAGATCGAAGCGAGCGGAGACGAGTGCGATACCGATTACAACGAAGGTGACGACACGGAGTACATCAAGCCGGGCTGGTACGAATGCATCGACAACTGTGGCGAGTATTCCAGCGTCGCAGTCTGCGAGGGCTTCGTAACGCACTGGATGCCGCTCCCAGCCGTGCCAGAAATCAACACCTCGACCTGCGCAGAGAGGAGCGGCAATTGAATGAGTTGGCTCTTTTCGCAGGCGCTGGTGGAGGAATACTCGGCGGGCACCTCCTTGGCTGGCAAACCATGTGCGCAGTTGAACGTGATGCCTACGCCGCACAAGTTCTGGCGCAACGACAAAACGATCAATGCCTCCGACCATTCCCGATTTGGTCTGACGTCACAACTTTTGACGGACGCCCATGGCGAGGAATTATTGACGTCGTATCTGGCGGCTTCCCCTGCCAGGACATTAGCGCTGCCGGCGCAGGCGCAGGCATTGATGGAGCCAGAAGCGGACTCTGGTCGCACATGGGCCGGATCGTTCGCGAGGTACGACCGCGCCGCGTCTACGTGGAGAACAGTCCAATGCTCACTTCTCGGGGGCTTGGACGAGTTCTCGGAGACCTGGCCTCGATGGGGTTCGATGCAGAGTGGGGAGTGCTTGGAGCGCACCATGCCGGCGCTCTCCACCTCCGCGACAGAATCTGGATTTTGGCCCACGCCCCAGGCGCACGACGCGACGAAGGGATACGCAAAGCGGGTCGGTCGGTACGGCACGAAGCATGGCGGTCGGAACCTGAACGACTCGGCTGTAAGCCAAGCGGGGGTGGAATGTGGCCACCTGAACCCGATGTGGGTCGAGTGGTTGATGGGCTGGCCTTTGGGGTGGACAGACTTAAGGCCATTGGAAATGGTCAGGTTCCACGAGTGGCAGCAGCAGCATGGAAAATTCTAACTGGAGAGATAGCATGACCGACAAGAACGCCTCAGGCATCGACCTGTGCCCAAGTCACTTCTACCCGTCAAGCTGCACGAACGAAAAGGATTCGTCATCTGGCTTCGCGACATTTTTCAGCACATTCCGGTGACCGCATTCCGGACATGCGAAGTAGCAGCCGTCGTCATCAATAGAGGGCTCGACCTGAGCGAACTCGAAGCTGGACTGACACTCTTTGCAGGTAACCATGACTAATCCTTTAAGAGAAGATAACTTTAACATGACAACCGCATCCACCAGACGCAATACAGGCGTCGACCTGGACAAGCTGGAAGAAATTGCAACCGATCTCGAACGCAACTTTCAATATCGGGCTGCGGATGGAATCAAAGCCCTGATCGACCTCGCCCGCCGCGCAGAGCCGAGCGTAGCGGCAGGGGCGGAGCGCGCGCTGAACGGATTGCCTGAAATTTTGAGAGAGGCATCTTCGATACTTGGTGGCGAGCGCGCATTGCGCGAACCTATTGTTGACGAACTCGACGGCTTTGCAGGGATTGTCGAAGAATTCCGCGCTGCCCTCGCATCGCCCGCAGTCAGCCAGATGGACGGGGCGGCTGTCGCATGGCTCGCCACTGATCTCGACGGACGCGGTGATGTGGCGTTCACCAAGGACGAGGCCCGGCGCCGCGCTGGAGAAAACTGCACCGAGTTCGTTGCGCTCGTACCTGCGGCCACCATGGCAAGCGCGACCGTCCCACATCATGCTCTGTGCCCGCAGAAGGGATACAACCCGCTGTGCGCTGGATGCGATGCTGAGTCCACCACGGCAAGTGCGGCCCATGCAGAGTTCGTGCGGTCGCTTGGTCTTGGCCGCGCCCAAGCACCCAGCCTGGAAGCTGCGCCAGACCTGCTTTCGGAGATCGCAACCGCGCTCGATCTGCTCGCCGACACGAAGATGACGACTAGCACCTACGTCAACGTCACCAACGTGCTGCACCACTGCCGCGACGCTATCACCGGCAAAGGCTGCTACGGAGCGTCACATGCAGCGAATGCTGACGGGGATACCGAGCAGGACGCAGCACGTTATCGGTTTCTGCGTTCAGAGAAGATAGCCCATTACAGGGGATTTCGATGTGTAGTGACAGCTGCCGAATATGACGCCGAAGTCGACGCAGCCCGCGCAGCTATCGCCTCCAGCGCGGCACAGGAGAAGAAGAATGCAGATTGAACGGAGCCAAGTCACGAAGTTGACCATCACCGGCGCGCCGGCACTCGACCCGATCACCGTCTACGCCGAGGACATCGGGCCGCGCCAGGGCAAGATCACCATCGAGTGCTATGGCAGGTCGTGGAGCGCATATTGGGGTGGCATGGGCGACCAGACGATTTCTGAGTTCTTCTGCTCCTGCGACGTCGGCTACATCGCCAACAAGATGACCGACGAGCGGCCCTCGATTACCGATGCGGAAGCCATCGCCGACGGCGCGCGCCGGCAGATCATCAAGCTCCGGCGCGGCCAGATAATGAAAAGCTTCTTGCCTGCGGGGCAGGTCTACCGCTTCGGGCGAGATGAAATCACGGCCAAGGAAGCGCGCGAGTTGTGGGACGAAGTAGACGGCGCATACTTCGGCGCCGACGGCTGGAGCGCATCGGACCTCATGCAGCGCATCTTTGGCGACGAATGGTGGTACAGCCTGCCTGACAAGCCGAACCCGAACTACGAATACCTGTGCCGGATTATCGGCGCGGTACAAGCTGCGCTTGAAGAAACGATGAAGGAGCCGACCAATGGCTGAACAACTGAACATGGACGCAGAGCGCGCGGCATTTGAGGCGTGGGCAAGATCGAAGGGATGGAGCGTTGATCCGGCCCGCAAGGAAAGCCTAGACACTTACATGGACACCGATACAGAAATCGCGTGGTATGGCTGGCAAGCCTCCCGCCGCACCGCTCCTGCCGCCCCTATGGGGGAAGAACTGCCGGCGCAGTTGTCCGAGACGAGAATCAAAGAAATCGTATGTGAGCTGTTCGCTGATGGGACCTTCACTGACGATGACATGATCCTCTGGCGGGCTATCGAGTCTGAAGCCATTGCCCCGTATGCCGAGCGTATCCGCCAGCTTGAGCGCGCCTTGCGCAGTGCAAACCTGCTGCTGGCTGAAACGTTCATCAGCACAGGCAAGGCAATGTCACCGCGTGCCACGGAGATCAGCGAACAGATCGAGCAGGCACTCGCCGGCGCCTACATCGACGGTCGCACCGCTGGAGCAGCGCCGGAGGGCTGGAAGCTTGTGCCGCTGAAGTACACACCTGAGATGCGCGCCGCGTGGGACCGTGCGCCACAAAGCGAGGACGACGACAGCGACTTTGCCGGTGCATATGCGGCCCTGATCGCTGCCGCCCCAACACATATGAACAGTGGGAAGGAGGAAGGCAAGTGAACGTGTACAGCCGACAATTCGTAGCGGCTTGCCCGAACAACGGCGAGGCCATCATCTACAGCCTGCGGATCGAAACCGTAGGCAGGGTGATCCAGGTAGAGCACATCGTTACAGCCACGGCCATGATCAAGCAAGGTTTCCACGAGCAGATCGCCGACGAACTGCATCGTCGCTTCGGCGGCCGGCAAGTGCTACGTGCGCATCATCACGGCGTAGACATCGAGACGATACGGGAGGCTGCATGATCCACTACCATGGGCTACCGATCACCCCAGCGACAGCAGCTGTGCGCGCGGTAAGTGGTGGGCATGCGTTCGTGTCGTTCCGCCGCCCGGATCAGTTGACGATCGCTCTGGAGGCCGCGCAGTCGTTCGCGGTTGACAACGGCGCGTTCTCGGCATGGAAAAGCGGCGACCCGATCACGGACTGGTCGCAGTTTTACGAGTGGGTCGCAGAACTGCACCGCTATCCGCCGTTCGACTTCGCCGTGATCCCGGACGTCATCGACGGCGACGAGGCCGCAAACGACGCGCTGTTAGATGAATGGCCCTGGCGCCTGACGGCTCCACATATCGGCGCGCCTGTATGGCATCTGCACGAATCATTGGATCGTCTGGACCGGCTCGTCAGCCAGTGGCCACGCGTCTGCCTTGGTAGTTCCGGCGACTTCGCGCAGATCGGCACGCCGGCATGGTGGGTACGCATGGCGGAAGCGATGGACGTGATCTGTGATCGCTCCGGGCGCCCAGCCGTGAAGGTGCACGGCTTGCGCATGCTCAACCCCGACGTGTTCACGCGCTTTCCGTTCGCATCGGCCGACAGCACGAACATCGCTCAGAACATCGGCATCGACAGCGCCTGGAAAGGCACGTACACGCCGCCGACGAAGGAAGCGCGGGCCGCGATCATGCGTGAGCGGATCGAGTCGCAACAATCCGCCATCTTTTGGGATCGCAAGACGGCGCCAATCCAGAACCCTTTATTCATGGAGACAGCATAAATGGACATCGACAAGCTGAAGGCGCTGGCACTGGCGGCGACGCCGGGGGCATGGGCCAACTGGGGGCGGCACATTATCCCCGAGGCGCATTGGCAGCGCCGCTTAGGCGGTAGCACCGACAAGGAACGCGACCGCGAGGACTACGCGCACCTGATTTGCCGGGTCGATGGCAAGTACCAGCCTGACCACGCCAACGCCGAATACATCGCCGCTGCTTGCCCCGCTGCTGTGCTTGAACTGATCGCGGAGATCGAGCGGCTGCGGGCTGCGTATCCGGATCAAAGAAGCGTGGTGTACATGGTCGCCCAAGCACAAGCCAATGCGGTGCGCGGCTTCGCTGAGGCGATTGTCGAATGCGGCATCGTAAACTCGGCGATCTCGACTGTGTTCCTCGACTATACAGAGAAGTGCGCCGAACGGCTCGTCGACGCAGCTATAGAGAAGGAGAAAGCATGAGCGACGTTATGTTTTTCGGTGTGCTGCGCATGCCTTACGAAATGGCGATGAGCGGTGAGATTTCGCGACGCCAGTTCTACAGCCGCGCCCAGGAAGCCGCCGACCGAGTCGAGGCATTAGAAGCCGAAGTAGCACGACTGCGCGCGGCTCCCGCAGCGGGAACGGTGGAGAAAGATGCGGAGCGGTATCGGCACATTCGCGAAGCGCAGTGGTTCAAGGCGGGCTTCGCGAAGACCGAAGCGAACGCCAGCGCGTTTCATTACTGCGGCGAGTTGCTCGATCAGTTAGTAGACGCCGCTATCGAAGCGCACAACGCCCGGAGCCCGTCATGTGGATCGTGACACTCTACCGCCTGATGTGGGAGATGTGGACCGCTCAGTGCACGAGATGCGGGGGATATGGCCATACGTTAAGCCAGTGCCGCTGGCCGGCAGTTACGCAGGGATGCGGTGGGGATTGCAACCAGGGGCGGAAAGCATGCACGTGCCGGAAGCAATGAAGCGCCGCAGCGGTTACGCGATCGAAGTCTGAAACAGAATAGGGAGTGAACTATGAGCGAAAAAGAAATTCTGGCAGCGATTTTGCAGAAGTTGAGCGAGAAGGCAACGCAGGCAGCGATACCGGTTGAAATCGACCTGTGGGACACCGAGCATATCGCCGCGTATCTGAAATACTCCTATTCGACCGTCCGAGACAAGATATTGCCGTTGCCAAGCTTCCCGAGGCCGATCAGCATTCGTACGGTGAACGGTGCCGGCCTGCCGCGCTACAAGGCCCGCGAAGTGATTCTCTGGGCCGAAAGCCTACAGTCGTGAGGCGATGTCCTCAGCGGTGGCGTTGTAGTAGGTCCGCAACTGATTAATGTTCGTGTGGCCTACCATACGCGCCAGGTCGAGCACATCGAGCTTTCGCGCTAGGCGCGTGATTGCTTCGTGGCGAGTATCGTGGAACGTCAGTCCCTCAATGCCAGCGGCCTTCTTGGCCTTCCGGAACAGCGCATCTAGAATCGCGGTCGAGATATCGAAGCCCTCAGGTACAAGCTTCCATATTTCGAGCGCTCGGGCAGACAGCGCTACATCACGAGGCTGCCCATTCTTGGTAATGCGCAGCCGTGCCACGCGCCCCTGTACGTCACCCTTCCTCAGTGAGCAGATTTCTCCGGCGCGCATGGCAGTCTCGATCGCAAACAAAAAGGCGAGGGCGATTCGATGCTGCTTCATCGTCGGAACA